ATGAGCGAGATTATCAATGACAAGTGGATTAATATTGATGAAGCAGCTACCTATTTAGGCGTGAAGTCTGTCACTGTAAGAGACTGGATAAGAAAAGATAAAGGAATGCCAGCCCACAAGATAGGAAAACAATGGAAGTTTAAAGTGTCCGAGCTTGATGAGTGGGTCAAGAGTGGCAGAAGCGCTATTGATTGACTGAAATTTTAGCATACACGAGGAGCCAAAATGGAGTACTTTTATACCATATCAAAGAAAAAAATCACACGGAATATACAGTTTAAACTGCGTAGATATTCATCTGACATAACATCATCCGAAATTAGCGGAGATACTTTTTTTACGGGAGAAGAGGATTATGAGCAAAGATGGCTGCAATGCAAAGAAAAGCCTATTAGCCGAGAAACCAATGGCAACATTAGAGTTGTTGATCTCTTCTGTGGTTGTGGTGGACTTTCACTTGGAATATCAGAAGCCTGTCGCGCATTAGAATATAAATTTGAAGCGGTTCTTGCCGCCGATTTAGATGAAACAGCATTGAATGTTTATAAAAAGAATTTTTCTCCCCAATTTGCCCTTGACAAACCGATAGAAACTTATATTGATTCAAACATTGGTGATCCTCTATCTGATTACGAGAGGAATTTCATATCGATGGTGGGTAATGTTGATGTATTAATAGGTGGGCCACCATGTCAAGGAAATTCCGACTTGAATAATCATACTCGTCGTTCAGACCCAAGAAATCTCTTATATTTGCGAATGATTCGTTGCGCGGAAATCGTCAAGCCAAAATATATTTTGATAGAAAATGTTCCTGGAGTTCAACACGACAAACATGGTGTCGTAGATATTGCAAAATCAACGCTTGAAGATATGGGATACCGATTAGACAGCGGAATTATTGATATGTCTGCTATTGGAGTCCCTCAAAAGAGAAAGCGTTTCTTTCTAATAGCGTCAAAAACAGAGGATGTTTCTTTATCTAATGCGATAACATGGCACACGGCGCCGTCCAGAACGCTTGGCTGGGCAATTGGCGATTTGATTGATTATTGCAATAATAAGGTGTTTGACACTCCGGCAAATTCATCATTAAGGAATAAAGAGCGAATTGACTACCTCTTTGAAAACGATTTATTTGATCTACCAAACAGTGAGCGCCCAGATTGTCACCGGCTAAAAAAGCATAGTTATACTTCTGTGTATGGTCGTATGCATTGGGATATTCCCTCCCCAACAATTACCGGCGGTTTCGGCTCAAATGGCCAAGGTCGATTCGTTCACCCATATAAGCGCAGAACAATAACCCCGCATGAAGCTGCACGACTTCAATTTTTCCCAGACTATTTCAATTTTGATGGCGTAAAGCGGAGAGAACTACAACAAATAATTGGTAATGCAGTACCGTCAAAAGCAAGTTATATTATCGGTATTGAATTTCTCGCACCGAAGGAGGACTAATCAATGCCATCATCTTTGACCATCGCAGGTTTTTTTGCCGGTATTGGGGGCATTGAAGAGGGCTTCCATAAAGAGGGCGCTTCATCTGTATTCTTTTGCGAGAAAGATGAACGCGCAAGAACAGTATTACAAAGCCATTTTCCGGGTGTGCCCATTGCTGGCGATATTCAGGATGTGATAAGCATACCTAAAGTAGATATTATCACCGCTGGTTTTCCGTGTCAGGATTTGAGTCAAGCAGGTTTGAAAAAAGGTATTGGAGGCACACAATCCGGTTTAGTACAACACCTTTTTCGAATAATTGATTCAATAGAAAAGTCGGCGCGTCCAGAGTGGATCGTCATTGAAAATGTATCGTATATGATTAGTTTGGATTCTGGGAATGCAATAAAGTATTTGACCGGAGAGCTTGAGCGCCTCGGTTATTCTTGGGGATACCGAATTGTCGACGCAAGGGCTTTTGGCGTTCCGCAGAGAAGACTTCGCTTACTTTTGGTTGCAGCTAGGCACGCTGATGTTCGTGAGGTTTTGTTTTCTCAGAATATCGAAGACCCACCAGTTGATGATACCATTGGGAACGTAGATAATGCAGGCTATTATGGGTTCTACTGGACAGAAGGAAAGCGAGGGCTTGGGTGGACTGTAGACGGTGTACCAACATTGAAAATTGGGTCAAAAATCGGCATTCCATCTCCTCCGGCAATTTGGATACCAAAAGAGGATTTTTTCGGCACTCCAGATATTCGAGATTCTGAAAGGTTACAAGGGTTTGAAATTGATTGGACTTTACCTACTATGAGCCTACCAAAGGCTAAACAAGGAGATCGGTGGCATTTGGTCGGCAATGCTGTATGCGTAAATATGTCGCGCTGGCTTGCGTCTCAAATAATTTCTCCCGGGCAGTATCACCCTTCACTTGAAAAGGAAATACATCGCAAAAAATGGCCTAAGGCGGCTTATGGCTATAAGGGTAAGGTGTTTGAAGTTTCCGTGAGCACTTGGCCAGTATGTACGCAAGGAGAGCCTCTACACAATTTCTTGAATTTTCCACTAAAGCCATTATCACATAAAGGTATGAACGGATTTTACACACGCGCCGTTAATTCGGAATTGATAAACTACCCTAATTGCTTTATTGGGTCTATGGAAAAGTATCTTAAAGATATTGAAGGAGGCACATATGAGTTTAGTGAATGATTTTAACAATGAGGTTTGTTCAATTGAGTCGCGATTTGAAGGCGGTCTAAGCAACACAAGCACGAAGAAATTCGACAATTTGTTGCCCATTGTATCAAAAATCACCGGGGTTGATGAAAAGGAAATCTATATTACTGCTGCAGCATCCAGAGCAAGCAATCTATGGAATCGTTTGGCGCAAGGCAAACCTTTAACCAATCACTACACTCTTGCCGTTGGCCTAATTGGCGAAGCCGGGCTTGAATCTGGATTATCACCTGCAAAGCGATTTATTGGTGATGGTGTAGGGCACTATGATGCTATTTGTTTGGCAACAAAAGCAAATAGCATATGGAACATAGTTGCGGTTCTTGAAAAAACGACTTTTAGCGTAAGCGATATGGTAAAGATAGTATACCCTGAAGTCCAAGTTGAGAAAGCCATTACAAGTTCAAATAATGAGAGCAGCAATTCAGATGTTAATTCAAACGCAGCGAGCGTACCGTTTGCATGGTATGTCGGTGCGTGTGGAAATAACGATGATGGAAAATGGACGGATTTTTCGGATGCCTATATTTTGGAGGGGCGTTGGGAAAATCGTTACAATGATAGGTTCATTGACGACGTAAAAAGGATGAACGTGGGTGACCGTATTGTAATCAAAGCAGCTTATACAAAGAAAAAAGGACTCCCTTTCGATAACCATGGTAAGACCGTGGGCGTAATGGGAATAAAGGCCATCGGTACAATTACAGATAACTCAGACGACGGTAAAAACATCAAAGTTCAGTGGGAGAAAATATCGCCCATTAGGGAGTGGTATGGTGATGGAATTCTGAGACAAACGGTTCATTTCGTTGAAGCCTCTGCAGGATATATTAAGGCAGCACTCCTTCGCTTCACGTTTGATGATATGGCCCAAGATTATTCGCTTTGTGAAGAACAGTATGCCGATGATACTGCTCCAGAGATTATGGAAGGGACTTCACAAATCGATCCATACACAAAGACTGACTTTCTGGACGATGTGTTTATGGAAAGTGATGAATACGATAAGCTAAAGCAACTCCTTGAATACAAGAAAAATGTCATTCTAAAAGGTGCTCCGGGAGTCGGAAAAACCTTCCTTGCCAAGCGATTTGCATATTCTATAATGGGATGTAAAAACGATAATAATGTTGAAATGATACAGTTCCATCAAAGCTATAGCTATGAAGATTTTATTATGGGTTATAAACCTGTGACTGATGGCTTTGAATTAAAGGAAGGGGTATTCTACCAGTTTTGTAAGAAGGCCGAGCAAGATATTGACCCCAGTAGTAAATATTTCTTCATTATTGATGAAATTAACCGCGGTAATCTTAGCAAGATATTCGGTGAATTAATGATGCTGATTGAGGGTGACAAGCGAGGTGAAACGGTTAAATTAGCATATAGAAATGAAGCATTTACAGTCCCAAGTAATATTTATATCATCGGTATGATGAACACAGCCGATAGAAGTCTGGCAATGATGGATTATGCGCTAAGACGCCGTTTTGCCTTCTTTGAAGTCAAGCCCGCATTTGATAAGCCAAAATTCAAATCCTATATAGAGAAATACATTCGCACAACAAGCGTCGTTGATCAAGTTATTAATCGCTTTACTGAGCTTAATAAAAAAATAGAAGATGAAGAGAACTCCGGACTAGGAAGAGGTTTCTGCATTGGTCACAGCTATTTTTGTATCCCTCCAGTTTTCGGTCAAAGCGATGCAGACTGGTACAAAGCCATAATTGATTTTGAAATATCTCCACTGTTGGATGAGTACTGGTGGGATGATAAAGGCAAGGCTGAAGACTGTAGAACAGACTTGATAAAGGATTAACGAATATGCAGAAGAATAATCCCCCCATTCCAATAAAAAATCTGTTTTATATGCTTTGTTATGCATGGAATGTTCTCGCTGTCATGGACGATGTTAAAGTGGGCAGCGATGATTATGACGATGCATACAATCTTCTTTCGCGTGTGTATTCTTATGGTGTTGGAAAACTCATTCGTTCTGGTTTTCACAGGTCATACATACAACAAACAGAGGAGTTATCCACTTTACGGGGAAAAATCTCTGTGCAGGACAGCATAAACTCACTTTCGATGCAAAGAAAAAAACTTTTCTGCGCATACGATGAATATTCTACGAATGATATATTCAACCAAATCCTGAAATATACAATTGATACACTGTTGCAAAATCCAAATGTAAGTATGATTACAAAAAGAGAACTGAAAAAGCAGGCTGTTTTTTTCGCTGGTATTGAAAGCAAGGCACCGACAAAGGAAAATCGACAGAAGTTAATATTTAACAGAAATAATGTCACATACAAATTGCTGATTAATATTGCTGTGATGCTCTACGACAATACTGTAGTAAACGAGGAAGACGGTCATAACACATTCAAGGACTTTTTCAGGCAAGAACAGATGCACAAGGTTTTTGAATTGTTTATTTTGAATTTCTATGCTCTTCATTTAGATAGAAAAATATACCGTGTTCATGCACCAAAAATCAACTGGCATCTTGAAGAAAATGCTTCTGATATTTGGGGCGGTGCATTTGATATTGATAGTAATCCGGGAGACAGGCGGACCGATATTGTTATTGAAAATAAAGCTCTAAATCTCCAACTTATCTTTGACGCAAAGTACTATAAAAGGACGTTTGTTGAAGCATATATGAATTCGGATGACGAAAGGGCACGCACAGGACACTTAAACCAAATCCGTGGCTACTTAATTGATAGCGAATTTAATGGTAATAAAGTTGGTACACTAATATATCCCATGGTTAATAATAACCTAAAACGCGGACGTGTCTACCCTATTGAAGGGACTCCAATCATAATTAAAACCATTAATTTAAATGATGATTGGGCCAATATAGAATCTGATATGTTGAGTTTTGTATCTAAAATTGAAAGTACCCAGCAAAAAACATAGTTGTTGTTTGGTGAGTACATATCTTTAATTAGGAGGTGTTGACCGTGGCGCAGAACCGTTCATTCAGAGACTATATCGCAAAAAGGTTTGATAACAAGTTTTGGGAAATAGCCGAGCGGTATCTGCAGGACGAGTTCGACGCCTCCTCCCTTACGTTTTACCGCCTCCATCGCCCCGGTCAGTCGGAAATCGATGATGTCAAGGTAGAGCACGTCTGGGTGGACGATTTGCCGGGCATGGGTATACAGTTTGATGTTGCTCTGTCGCTTTCGCTATCCTTCCCGGAGGCAGACCACCATTACGATAACTCCGAAGAAAAGACCGTCTGGATGATGGCAAGGTGCCGTGGGAATCTTGAGCGCCATTTGGATGACTTTACGGTTTTCGACTATTCTGCGTACAACGGCAAAAGCCGCGCACAAAACCCGCTTGATGATTCGCTCGTTCCTTACATTGCCTATGACCAACTGGAAAAAGCGGCGCACGACTTTTTGACATGCCATTACCCAGAGGCGCTTACCATAACTCCGATGGGTAAGCCGCCAATCTGGGTAGACCCTTCCGTGCTTGCAGCGCGATTAGGATTAACCGTGAAAACACAGCGTATCCGCGAAGACACCTCCGTATTTGGGCAGATATTCTTCGAAAATACCGATGTGGCCTTATTTGATGCGGAAACAGGCGGCGATGTTGAGACCAGTATCCCGGAAAAGACCATTCTCGTTGATCCACTGATGTATCTGTTGCGAAATCTGGGGTCGGTAAACAATACCATCATCCATGAGTGCGTTCATTGGGACAAGCATCGCAAGGCATTCGCCCTTGAGAAGCTGTTTAATCCAGATGCATCGTTTATAAGTTGCGAGGTTGTCGGCGGAGCCGCTTCTCCCCTTGCGAAAAAATCAACAGAATTCATGGAGCGCCAGGCTAATCAGCTTGCCCCAAGAATTCAAATGCCGGCTGAACCTTTCCGGGCAAAAGCAAAGGAATATATTTCTCGGTTTATACGGGAGTCCGATGCCAGACATACCATTGATGTCATGGAGGCCGTCATCCGGCAATTAGAGTCGGATTTCAGTGTATCGAAACAGGCAGCGAAAATTCGCCTTGTCGAACTCGGATTTGAGGAGGCTGTCGGCACATTTACATACCTCGACGGCCACTATGTTAAGCCCCATAGTTTCCGAAAAGGCTCCATTAAGCTGAACCAAACCTTCTCTATTGGGGTACAGGATGCGGCCGTTCAGCGTTTTGTTAACCCGGAATTGCGGAAACTGACTGAAGACGGCGACTATCTTTTCGTAGACAATCACTATGTTTACAATGCTCCGCTTTATGTTGAAGCAGGCGAAAACGGCAGACTTGAACTGACAGGCTATGCCCGTGCTCATATGGACGAGTGCTGCCTGGCCTTTGATATGGCAATCGTCAGCAAGGTGTCGGACACATACCACACTGCTTGTTTCTTGAACCGTGAACCGAGCGATATCACTTTTAACATTACCTACCACAACGGTTATCAAAACTCACCTCAGGAACGCCAGGTGGCAATGCGAAAAAAACAGCAGGCCGAATGGCTTGATATCCGCAGACAGATGACAGACGACCCCGAACAATGCATGGAACTGTTGCTCCATTGGAGAGGCATGAAATACACCGAACTCGGTGACGCCATTGACCGAGACCCCAAAACAATAAGCAGGACGGTAAACGGGCAAACCGCTCCAAGCGTCGAAACCGTGGTTCGCATTTGTTTTGGACTTCACCTTCCTCCGACAATAAGCGAGAAGCTACTGGAGGTTCTTCGCTGCCCACTGAAACCAATGGATCCTAATCATCAGTGGATAAAAGAGGCATTATATCTCAAGTACCCGGAGTCACTTGAGGCGGTTAAAGAGTATCTTGGAATGTATGGCATAAAAATATAAAAATAAATTTCATCAAAAGCGGACATAGCGTGTCCGCTCATAAACAGCCCATTTAGACCTACGAGTTAATCGCAGGTCTTTTTTATGGTTCAATTAATATTGTAATACTAATTGCAATTGAACCATTGACATTGTTTGGTTCAATATATATAATATGCTTATAACAATTTGAATGGAGGTGTGATATGTCACGCCAGTTTGATGAATATATGAGCGACAAATACGAAATCGGCGAGGAGCTGCACTCTTTGGTGTCCCCAGATAACTTCGCAGAGTTGATGCAGGCTCTTGAAAGCAGAGATTTGATACAGCAACAGATAGATTCCACTATGCATGATGAGGATGACAGCGGCTGGCAGAATCTTCTTCAGGAGCAGGAGGACTTAATCCGGGAGTATCTCGATGGCATAGGCGAGTTTAATAATGGCTGTCTTATCAGCAACATTACTTTTCTTGCCAAGAAAAGCGGTCTGCGTTTCGGCGACCTTGAAAAGTTGCTTGGAATCAGCACTGGCTACATCTCACGAACGGCTAAGGAGAACTCCTCCAAGCGGCTGAGCATCGATGTCGTCTGGAAAATTGCCCACCTGTTTGAGGTTGACGTGAGAGAGCTTATTGAGACTGATCTCTCTGTTCCAAACAAAAATACCGACCTTGTTCTGCAGTTTATCAAAAAATTGCGTCATCAGACCGAAGAATGTTCCATCGAGTGGCAGCCAGGCGGAGGTTCGATGTATGAACTTGACGGCCATTACTCGGAGATGGGACTTATGTCTGAGGAAGATGAAGTTACCTTCTATCATCCTAACCACATGAATCCAGATATAAAATGGAAACTTGCAGATGATATTTTCTCCTGCGACGATATTGGTGAAGGCAGAAGCCTGGTTATCATTCCATTTCATTCGGACGAGCTACCCAAGGTTAACTACGACTTCATCTTTGTTACCACTACCCCTTGTCACAGTAATCCTAGCGGTGCCAGCTATGATTGGGAAAAAGCCTTTTACACAGCAGACGACCCATTTGGCAGATTACAAGAAAAGGCTGCCGAACTGTACGAAATCATCCGCAACCAGGAGTTTGACGCAAAGGTATCTCCTTCCGTCAGAAGCTTCATCGCCGATTACTTGAAGTGAGGAGGGTGGCTATGGTGCAAAAATCGGTAAAACGCCCAATTCGAGACCTTCACAGCGATAAGTCAACACAGCCTCGCTTCTGTGATGTGATTGTTGAAGGTGACAAGATATTCCTTGAGAAGAAATCAGACAAAAATAAATATGAGAAAATCCCCTGGGATGACGTAGTCTACCAGGTGGAGGCGGCGAAAGCCGCGAATCAATAAAAGAAACTACCGCAATCTGCCCCGTAGCCAATCGAGGAGCTAACCGCCGGAGTTATCTATGAAGCCTGTATCAGGCCGAAATAGATAACTCCGGCTTTTTTGCGTTTTCGGGTTTTTTGACAGGACACGGCGTGTCCCTTGCAAGAAAAAAATCCGTGCTACCATTAACACGGAATCAAGAAAAGCCCTTGTGCTAAAGATTCCAAACTGTCCGCAGGAGCCGCGGATTATACGGCTCTAACAATATATCACATCGCTGAGTGGCCATGAAGCGGTGGAGGTAACATATGAGGTTTCGGGAGCGGTGATAAAGACCGCCTCTGAAGCTCCGATGTGCCGCCACCTTAGTTTCGTGCGCTCATTTTCGGCGAAACGGGGTCTGTGTCCATCGGATGCAGACCCTTCTTTATGTTTCCTCCACTGCCACCCTCGGCGGCATCACAGGAGGAAACACCATGAAAAACTATCAGAAACTGCACTACCAGCACTATTACCGTATGTTCCGCAACGGCGAATCGCTTGAATGCACCCGGCAGGAATGCTTCGCTCCGGCGGAGACACCCACAGCGGACACCCCCTTTGTTCAGAGGTGGTACTACAGCCCCGACCACGAGATGGCAATTCGTCTTCCCAGAAACGTTATGGGCGATGATACCCACAAGGCAAACGCCGCCGACCTCAAGTCACAGGAACGCTGGACGGTGAAAGCGGCCAAGCGCGACGACCTCGAAATCGATAAGCCTATGTCCCGCTCCGACGATGGCGAAGAGAGCGGTTTCGACATTCCGGACGATGCGGACGGCCCCGTTGAGTTCCTTATTAAAAAGGAAACGCGCACGTCCATTCGCATCGCCCTTGAGTCCCTTACTCCGGATGAGCGGTATCTCTGGGGTGAACTTCTGAGCGAGAAGACCAAGGCGAAAATTGCAGAGGAATGCGGCCTGAGCGAGGGCGCTATCCGCAAGCGCGTGAAAAAGCTCGCACAGACGCTTCGTGAAAACACCGCCCTCAAAAATTATTCGGATTAATTTTTGCATTTCGGTACGGTTTCCCTCTCCGCCTGTCCTGTACGAGGTGGAGAGGGACAAAACCTCTCACAAATAAGAACGGAGGTAAACCCAATGACAATCACCGAAATCGGGAACGAACTGGTCAACATTGCGGAAACCCTGGCGCGCGTAATCTCAGAACTCACCTCACTGGCGGACAGCGTGACAAAGCTGAGTACAGCGCTCAAGGCAGACGAGGTCGGCAGTCCCACTCCCAAAGCACCTCAGAAGAAGACCCCACAGCTTGCCGAAGTCCGCGCTCTGCTGGCGGAGATTTCCCGCAGCGGAAAAACGACGGAGGTAAAGAAGCTGCTTAAAAGCCACGGCTGTGAAAAGCTGTCCGAGGTCGAAAGTGGGTTCTATGAAGAGCTCATGGAAAAAGCGAGGGCGCTGTTATGAGTCACGCTCTCCTTTCTCCTTCGGCAAGCCACAGGTGGATAGCTTGTCCAGCGTCGGCGAGGCTTACGGAGTTCCTTGCGGACTCGGAATCAAGCTACGCCTCGGAAGGCACCCTCGCCCACGGTGTGGCGGAGGAGAAACTCAACCACAAGCTCGGAAGAGCTAAAAATCAGCCCGTCTGCGAAGATGTGGAAATGGATGAATACACATCCGATTATGCCGACTTCGTAATGGAACAGACAGAAGAACTCAAAGACCCGGCCATATTTGTTGAACAGCGTGTGGACTGCTCCCTTTATGTCCCTGAGTGCTTTGGCACCTGCGATGCGCTTATCGTGTCGGACGGTGTCCTGCACATCATCGACTTGAAGAGTGGCCGCGGCGTAAAGGTCGACGCGGAAGAGAACGACCAGCTTCGCATATATGTCCTCGGAGCCATGCGGATGTTCGACTTCCTTTATCGGTTTGACACTGTGCGGATGAGCATTTATCAGCCCAGGCTCGGCAATGTGCAGACCTGGGAAACAACTGCGGAGGCACTCACCGAATGGGCGGAAACCGTACTTGCCCCAGCGGCTAAACTCGCATGGAAAGGCGAAGGCGGCTACAAGGCTGGTGATCACTGTCGGTTCTGCAAGGCGAAAGCCGAATGCAGAGCCAGAGCCGAAGTAAATATGGCGCTTGCCGCCTATGACTTCGTCGATCCCGCTCTGCTGCAAATCTGCGAGGTGGCGGACATCCTCGGCAAAATCGACGAATTGGTCTCCTGGGCATCGGACTTCAAGGACTATGCTCTTGCCCAGGCACTTACCGGCACCAAGTATGACGGCTGGAAGGTTGTTGCCGGCAGAAGCAACCGCAAGTACACAGATGAGGATGCCGCCGCTGCTGCGGTCAAGGACGCCGGGTACGACCCATATGAACACAAGCTGCTCGGCATAACGGCAATGACCTCGCTTCTCGGCAGGAAAAAGTTTGATGAACTCCTCGGTGGGCTGACCTGCAAGCCCGAAGGCAAACCTGTACTTGTTCCGACATCGGACAAGCGTAAAGAACTGAACACGGCGGCGGATGATTTCGCCGGCCCTATCGAAAATATGGAGGATTAATATCATGAAAAATACTGTAACCAATCCCACAAAAGTAGTAACCGGCGTCGTTCGCCTCAGTTACGCAAATATCTGGACCGCAAAAAGCATAAATGGCGGTGCGCCCAAGTTTTCCACCTCCGTCCTCATCCCTAAGTCGGACACTGTCACCGTAGCCAAGATTAAGGCGGCTATTCAGGCGGCCTACGAGGAAGGTCAGGGCAAACTGCGCGGCAGCGGCAAAACAGTTCCTCCACTCTCCACTCTGAAAACGCCCCTCCGCGACGGTGACCTTGAACGCCAGGATGATGAAGCGTACAAGGGCTGCTGGTTCGTAAATGCCAACAGCAACAATGCTCCCGGCGTGGTGGACATCCACTGTCAACCCATCTTTGAAACCTCGGAAATCTACTCCGGCGTGTATGCCCGTGTGTCCCTTTCGTTCTATGCATACTCAGCGTCTGGAAACCGCGGAATCGCCTGCGGTCTTCAGAACATCCAAAAAATCAAGGACGGCGAGTCACTCGGCGGTAAGGTAAAGGCTGAAGACGATTTCAATGACGGTTACCAGTCCGATGCCGACGACGACTTTCTGGGTTAAGGGAGGGTGAACGCTATGACACAGATTCAGTCAATGATGCTTTCGGTCTGCTTTGGAGCCGTCGTGGGCTTCCTTATCGGTAATGTCATCTGCATCGTAAAGTATGCGATTGCGGAGCGCAAGGAGAAAAGGCGCATCCGCAAGGAAAAGGAAAAAAAGCAGTAACCTAAACGGGCGGCGGAGGGAGACGGTCTTTCTCCTCCGCTTTTCATATGGAGGAAACGAATATGTGCGATGGCAGTAATTACGATTACCTTGACTATAACGAGGGCAGATGCATGAACGACTCGGAGGATTGCTGCTGCTGGGAGGAGGATGACGATGAAAACTCTGGAACTGGACATTGAGACATTCAGCAGTGTCAGCCTTCAAAAATGCGGCGTGTATAAATACGCTGAGGCTCCGGATTTTCAGATTATCCTCTTCGGATACAGTATGGACGGCGGCAAAGTGATGGTTGTTGACCTTCTACAAGGTGAAACCATACCGCAAGATATTCTCGACGCTCTTACGGACGATACCGTTATTAAATGGGCACACAACAGCGGATTTGAACGGGTGTGTTTGTCTCGGTATCTCGCCGACACGGGTGTCAGCCTGGACTCATTCCATGATAATCACCCGCTGTCCGGGGAATGCGCCCGGTTTCTGAACCCATCCTCCTGGCGATGCTCCATGACCTGGGCGGCTTATCTCGGTCTTCCGCTCTCCCTTTCGGGAGTCGGAGAGATACTCGGTCTTGAAAAGAAAAAACTGACCGAGGGCAAGGAACTCATTAAATTTTTCTGTCAGCCATGTGCGCCGACAAAAGCGAATAGCGGCAGAACGAGAAATCTGCCCTCTGACGCGCCGGAAAAGTGGGGGCTTTTCAAGTCCTATAATCTGCGCGATGTGGAAGTAGAGATGCAGATTCAAAAAAGACTGGTAAAGTTCCCGGTGCCGGATTTCGTATGGGATGAGTATCATCTTTCCGAAGAAATAAACGACAGAGGCGTCGGAGTGGATATGCCGTTCGTGTCCGCCTGTTTGTCTCTGGACGCGAAGTCAACGGACGCACTGACCGAAGCCATGCGGGAACTGACCGCTCTGGAAAACCCCAACAGCGTGGCACAGATCAAGAGCTGGCTTACGGATAACGGGCTTGAGATAGACACCCTCGGCAAAAAGGAAGTGACGGCACAGCTAAAGACCGCTCCGGCGGAGCTTGTGCCGGTGCTGCAGCTCCGCCAACAGCTTGCGAAATCATCCGTAAAGAAATACGCGGCGATGGAGAACGCCGTCTGCACCGACAGCCGTGTCCGTGGAATGTTCATGTTTCTCGGAGCATCGCGCACGGGCCGGTTCGCGGGACGGCTCGTCCAGTTACAAAATCTGCCCCAAAACCATATCCCTGACCTTGCCGAAGCCCGCGATCTTACCAGTGCCAAAGATTACGACGCTCTTGAAATGCTGTATGAGGATATACCGGATACTCTGTCTCAGCTTATCCGCACGGCTTTCGTGCCGCAGAATGGCAGAAAGTTTATCGTATCGGATTTTTCGGCAATTGAGGCGAGAGTCTTATCATGGTTTGCGAAAGAATAGTGGAAAATGGACGCTTTCGCCAAGGGTGAAGACATCTACTGCGCCACCGCCTCGCAGATGTTCCATGTCCCCGTGGTCAAGCACAGCGTAAACAGTGAACTCCGGCAGAAAGGCAAGGTCGCCGAATTGGCCTGCGGCTACGGCGGCTCCGTGGGCGCGCTCAAGGCAATGGGCGCGCTGGAGATGGGACTAAAGGAGTCGGAGCTTCAGCCTATTGTGAACTCATGGCGAGGTGCGAACCCCAATATCGTCAAGTTCTGGTGGGCGGTTGACCGGGCGGCGAAAGCGGCTATCAAAGGCAAGACGAGTACATCCGCTTACGGCATCACGTTTTCATACGAGAGCGGATTTCTTTTCATAAGACTGCCGTCCGGCAGAAGACTCGCCTATGTGAAGCCGAGAATCGGCGAGAACCGCTTCGGCGGTGAAGCTATCACTTATGAGGGTACCGGCGGCACGAAAAAGTGGGAACGGCTTGAAACTTACGGCCCAAAACTGACGGAAAATATCATACAGGCCACAAGTCGGGATATTCTTTGCCATGCCATGAGAACTCTGCGCAGCTGTGACATCGTAGCTCATGTACACGATGAAGTCATCATCGAAGCGGACAGAGGCATGTCCCTTGCGGCGGTTTGCGAACAGATGGGCAGAACCCCGTCCTGGGCTTCCGGTCTTATGCTCCGCGCCGACGGCTACGAATGCGATTTCTATAAAAAAGATTAAATACGGTACGGTTTCCGTCCTTGCCTGTCCTGTACGAGGTGAGGACGGATTTTCCGTTCATCACGAATACTGCGGAGGTAGAGAACATGATTTACACAAAAGCGAAGCTGAAGGACGGCGCGGTCGTGTGTAGTCCCATTACAGCAAAGAACACATATACCTACTGTGCCGTATGCGGCAAGGAAATCCAGATAGACTTGCGGGAGCTTATCCTCGCCAAAGCCGAAGATCCCTATGACACGGACGTAAACTGCGCGGAATGCAGCGCAAAGATGATGCACCGAGGCAATATCGACATTGATGCCGTTATTCGGCTTGCCGACGTTTGTAAGGATATCGGATACGGTATGGAGCTGCACGGACTCTGCGAGGATTTCGAGGTCGATGATATCCGCGCTCTCGCCCCGGAAGAATATGAGCTTTTTGTGGATGAACTCCTCGACAAAATTTCGGAGGTGCGTCATGCCGGATAACAAAAGAACCCTCGTATACATCTGCAGCCCCTATTCCGGTGATGTGGCGGCGAACGTAAAAGCGGCACGGGAATACTGCCGCCTTGCAGTGAAAATGGGGTATATCCCCGTTGCGCCTCATCTTCTGTATCCGCAGTTCATGGATGATAACGACCCGGCGGAACGAAAACTCGGTATGTCCTTTGGCAACTCCCTCATGGACAAATGCGGCGAGGTCTGGATGTGCGGTGACCGCCTCAGCCCCGGTATGGAAGCGGAGTTCGACAGGGCGAGCGAAAGGAACATGACCATAAAATTCGTAACCGAGGAAGACAGGTGCAAAAATTATGGACGACCGCGAGTTTTATAAGCTGTTCGGCGATGAGGTTATCATAACGACTTTACCGGACAGAAAGCACTACCGCATCCCGGCGGACAGAGTCTATGACCGCGTGGTCGAACTCGGTAAAAGCAGGAATGTGTATATCAACCCTAATACGAGAAGAACTGACCTGCAGCCGCATCTCAGAGGCGAAGACGATGATGTGGAAACGCTCATCGCCTTTGTGGCGGATATCGATGTACACGGTCCCGCCCACAAGGAAAGCGAACTGCCGCCGGACAAGGTTTCGGCTATGGCTTTTCTCGATGAGATGAAGATAAAGCCATCAGGCTTCGTGGATTCCGGCTACGGCATATACGGCTATTACCTTTTTAGGGAGCCTGTGTCCCTTGCCGACGATGAAACGCGGGAACGGGCGAAAGGTCTGCTCCGGGGATTCGGAAAACTGCTGATGTCAGAGGCGGCGAAGCGCGGCTGGAAATTGGACAACGTATATAACATCTCACATATGTTTCGCGCTCCGGGCAGTTTAAACCACAAGTTGGGCGAACCCGTGCCGTGTGAGGTCCTGTCTTTTGACGGGCCCCGATACGTGCTTGAGAACTTTTCCGAATATTACGAAAAGTCCCCGTCTTTCGACAGAGAACCGTTTGAGGCAGACCCGGAAACGACGGGCAGCGCAAGCAGAATTATGGAACGCTGCGCTTTTGTGCAGAAACTCAAAAACGACCCCAATAGCGTGACCGAGCCGGAATGGAAAGCGATGTGCGACAACATTTCCCTCGTCCCGGACGGAGCGAAGCTGTTCCATGAATGGAGCGCCCTGTATGACGGCTATTCCGAAGAGGAAACGGAGCGGAAGATTCAGCGGTCGCAAAAGGTCAAGCACCCGGTCACCTGCCGGTATATCCGGGAGAACCTCGGCTTTGACTGCCCAGCGGGCGGCTGTGGAGTTAAGGCTCCCGTTGTTCACGCGCTGCTCTCTCCCCGTGAACAGCTTGAAATACTGCTGACAAAAAAGACGATTGATGGTGTCGAGGCTCTGGACGACCGCACTCTGCATCTTGCGGTATACGCGAAGGGAAAAGCGCCCGCACTCTACGCTCGTCTCAAGCAGCTCATAAAAACATCCGGTGTGGGGATTCAAGATTTCGAACGCGCCGTCAAGTTTACGGCGGATAAAGCCATAGAGCCGGAGTTTGACGATATGCAGGCGGAAATTACCCTGGACGGTATCGACCTTCACGGCGCTGTGGAACCCGCCGGGTACCAGATCAGCATCGAGGAGGGCGTAGTCTATTCGACGCTTATCGGCGGCTATCCCTGCAAAACCTGTCTCTGCCATCAGCCCGTGATCATAACCGCGAGACTTGAGAATATCGACAACGGCATGGAGATGATGGAGCTCGCCTTCATGCGAAACGGTAAATGGAAAACGCTCCGCGCTCCCAGGTCAAACCTGTTTAATAAAACCTCTCTTGTAAAATACGCCGACAGCGGTCTTCTGGTGTCCTCAGACAACTCCGAGGGCATGGTTCGGTATTTCACCAATTATGAAACCGAAAACAGCGGCGTCATTCCCTTTATCCGCAGCGTGAGCAGAATCGGCTGGATAGGAAAAGAGTTCTACCCCTACGTCACAGAGGGAGAGATTGTTTTCGACGGCGACGACGGCGAGGAGATACTCCCGGCGTTAACGGCCAAGGGCGACTTCGCGGTGTGGCTTGAAACCGCAAAAGTACTGCGGGCATCGGCGGTGTCGAGAGCGATGATGGCGGGTTCCTTTGTTTCCCCGATGCTGAGTCTGCTGCAGAACAGAATCATCAACATCCACTTCTGGTACGCATCCGGGAGCGGAAAAACCGCCATGCTAAAGTTCTCTCTTTCCGTCTGGGGCAATCCGCTGAAGCTCATGGGCAATTTTAACTCCACGGCGGTCGGTCTGGAACGCAGAGCCGGAACACTGAAGCATTTGCAGCTTGGTCTGGACGAACTGCAGGTGCTGAACGAAAAACGGCTGTCCTCCTCCACCATCGTGTACTCCCTGGGTAATGGCTACGGCAAAACCAGAGGTTCAAAAAACGGCGGTCTGCAGGAAGTCCCAACCTGGCTTAACAGCATCATCAGCACCGGGGAGCAGCCCATCACCAACGAAACCTCTATGGATGGTGTCAATACCCGCGTTCTGGAGGTTTACGGCCAGCCCATCGAGGATATGGAGTACGGGCGGTACGTCCATCAGATCAGCGAGGATAACTACGGTTTTGCCGGGGAGAAGTTTGTAAGGTATCTGGTTGAAAAGGTTCTGCCGGACAAAGGCAAACTGGGCGGCGATTACACCCGGCTTCGCAGTGAATTGAAAAGCTCCTTTGAAATGCTTGACCTTGGGGATTCCGGCGCACATCTGGACAACATCGCCGCTATTGCCCTTGCCGACAGATATTCCTCCGAGTGTCTCTTTGGTATGAAGGAAGAAAAAGCCATAGCGGAAGCGCTGGAACTTGGCATGACGCTGCTGCACAACTGCAAGTCGCTGGAGAAGGAAGACTCCGTGGACAGAGCGTGGCATTTTGTTGAGGGATGGGTCGCGGAAAACAAGACCCGTTTCGATACGGCTGTATCTCCCTGTTACGGCAAAATTGAGAAGCACCATGTATTTGTTATCGCGTCCGTGCTGCGTGAGGCGCTGGAATTCGCCGGGTTTATCTATACCAAGTGCATCAAGGGCTTTCGCGACAGGGAGTATATCGAGTCCTTTGCCAATTCGGAAGGCGACAATAACAACCAGACTCAGAAACGGGTACAGGGCGTCAACGTCCGTGCTGTTTGCCTCAAAATTGACGTTGATACCGAGGCTGAAGAGTTTCTGTAACGAGAATAACCCCGGTAACACCCTCATTCGGAAGACAACCGTTTATATAAGTAATTTTAATTTGATGGGGGTCGTAAATAAAAAACCCTATACGAGATATATGTTTCTCCTACAAGTAGTTACATTCGTTACATTTATTTTTGTCAGAACGGAGGAGTAAAAGTGAGCGGATATTCGCAGAGATGCATCGCAAAACTGGAGGTTCTCGGTGCTCCCCGCAGCGGATGGACTTGCAAAAACGTCGAGACAATGGAAGACGCGACCTTCGCCTGTGAACTCTGCGATTATGACCGCATCAGATATGTACACGTTATGGCTCATCCACAGTGGAGCGGCGAGTTCCGGGTCGGCTGCGTGTGCGACGGCACCATGTCCGGGAATATGCTGGCGGCGCAGGAGCGTGACGATTCGGCAAAGCGCAGGGAAACTCGGAGACGAGCGTTTCTGAAAAAGCAGTGGGCGGAACATCCGGCGGGATTCATGGTCCTCCCCAAAACCCGCAAAGCAATAACGGCAGAAATAGACAGCTTTCGCGGCAGAGAATTCTACAAGGTAATCGTTGGCGGCGAACCGTACCAGTGGTGGAAAAACCGAAGGATAGAAACCCTTGAGGCGGCAAAAGCTGTGGCATTTGAGGTGCTGGAATATGAAAGAAAAACAGATTGAAAGAAAACTGGTGGGCACGGTCAAGGCAGCGGGAGGCATCGCGCCCAAGTTCGTGTCTCCCGGCTATGATGGGATGCCGGACAGACTCCTTCTCTTTCCGGGCGGCAGGATGACTTTTGTGGAAGTGAAAGCGCCTGGAGAAAAGCCAAGGCCGCTACAAATGGCTAGGCACAGGATGCTTAGAAAACTCGGTTTCAAGGTTTACATCCTTGATGCCGCAACGGACATAGACAAAATTGTGAAGGAGGTGATGCCGGATGAAGTTCATACCCCATGAGTACCAAGGCCATGCAGTCGATTACATCGAAAAGCATAAAAACGCCGCAGTCCTTTTGGATATGGGCCTCGGCTGAGCAAGACGGTCATTACGCTGACGGCGGTTGTCAATCTTCTATTCGACAGCTTTGAATCGCACCGGGTGCTGGTTATAGCACCGCTCCGGGTGGCGAGAGATACATGGCCATCGGAGGTTGAGAAATGGGATCACTTGAAAGACCTCATTATCAGTACGGCGGTCGGTACGGAAGAAGAACGGCTTGCGGCTCTGAGATCAGAAGCCGACATTTACATCATTAACCGCGAGAATGTCCAGTGGCTGGTGGAAAAAAGCGGCCTAACCTTTGACTATGACACCGTGGTTATAGACGAGCTTTCCTCCTTTAAGAACGGGCAGGCGAAAAGATTTAGAAGCCTTATGGCAGTGAGGCCCAAAATAAAGAGAATCATCGGTCTGACCGGTACGCCGGCGTCCAACGGCCTCATGGATTTATGGGCGGAGTTCCGGCTGCTGGATATGGGACAGCGGCTCGGCAGATACATCACTCATTACCGAAACGAGTACTTCACCCCGGATAAGCGAAACGGTATGGTGGTATTCAGCTATAAGCCCCTCCCCGGTGCGGAGGAACGGATATACGGGAAAATATCCGATATGACCATTTCTATGAAAGCAACAGACCTTCTCCGTATGCCGAAGCTGATATCAAGCGAGTACACCGTGCATCTGTCAGAAAAAGAGCGCGAACGGTATGATGCGCTGAAGGATGATCTGGTACTCGCCCTCCCGGACGGTGATGTAACAGCCGCCAACGCCGCAAGTCTTACGAATAAGCTGTCGCAGATGGCGAATGGCGCGGTCTACGCCGACGACTGTTCTGTTACCCATATCCACGACAGAAAATTGGACGCACTGGAGGATTTAATCGAGGCGGCGAACGGAAAGCCCGTTCTGGTGGCGTACTGGTTCCGACACGACCTTGAGCGGATAAAAGAACGTCTGCACAGTCTGCATATCCCATTTTCCGAAATGGACAAAGCCGACAGTATTAAAAGGTGGAATAACGGCGAGATTCCCGTGGGTCTGATACACCCCGCATCTGCCGGACACGGATTGAATCTTCAATCCGGCGGTAGCGCCATAATATGGTTCGGACTGACCTGGTCGTTGGAACTCTACCAGCAGACGAATGCGCGGCTGTGGCGACAGGGGCAGGAATCCAAAACCGTGGTGCTGCAGCACATCGTAACCGAGGACACGATAGATCAGCGGATTCTTAGGGCGCTGTCACAAAAAGACGTCACCCAGCTAAGCCTTATAAACGCGGTCAAGGCGGATTTGGAGGCGGTGAAATGACGGACGTATATGAGAACCTCGCCAACGCAATCATCCTGCTGGCGGTAAAGGACTACAGACAGGCGCTGAAGCTGTTGAGCAAAAATCCGCACAGCCGGTCCGCTATGACCACGGTAAAAGGAATGGAGCGGTTTTTCCGTTCCGACTGGTACGAAACTCTCACCTCCGTCGACGGTGAGATGCTGATACGAAAGCTCAGAGAGGAGGCGTTTATATGACAGCAAAAGAATATCTGCGGCAGGCTTACCGGCTCAACGAACTTATTGACTCCCGCATTACGGAACTGGAACGCCTGCGTGACTACTCCACAAGGCTGACGTCTTGCAGCTTTGAAGGAGAGCGCGTTAGCAAGTCGCGCAGCACCGAAGCTCCGTTCGCAAGGATGATCGAGAAAATTGTTGACCTGGAAAAGGTAATCAATCGCAACATTAACCGCTATATGGATTTAAAAACGGAAATGAACGCCGCAATCGACCGGGTGTCAAACGTGGATGAGCGTCTGCTTCTCCGCTACCGATACCTCAATAACTATAGCTGGGACGACATCGCGCAGCTTCTCAATGTTTCCGGGCGGACGGTACACAGGATTCATTCCTCCGCCCTTTATGACTTCTCCGTACCGGTTTGAAGGTTGGCGCACTTTGGCACAGATTGTCACTGTCAATATCGGTATAATGGTAGTATAGGAAAGTGTATGATGCGAGAGGCCTTGAGGGAGCAATCCCCCAGGGCTTTTCTTATATGCCCGCGAGGAGGTGAACCCGTGCCATACAAACCAAAACGTCCCTGCACCTACCCCGGCTGCGGTCGGCTTGCCGTGCGCAATCGCTGCGGCGGGAACGAGCAATACTGTGCCGAGCATCAGAAGGTCATGGACAAACGCTACAACCAATATGAGCGCGATCCTGCTTCCAACAAACGGTATGGTCGTTCGTGGAAGCGTGTCCGCGACCGCTACATCAAGGCGCACCCGCTCTGTGAAGAATGCAAAAAGCAAGGGAAACTGACTCCCGCCGAGGAAGTTCACCACATTCTTCCGCTCTCAAAAGGCGGCGGCAGTAACGCGGAGAACCTCATGGCTCTTTGCAAAGCCTGTCATTCCCGTATCACCGCGGAGAGTGGCGATCGGTGGGGACAGAGATATTGAAAGAGGAATCGTTTACATTTTGGTACGATGCCTCAAATCAATTTGTTTTTCACGGTCACACCCCTGGGGGCATCAAAATCTCTAAAACCTTTTTAAGCGGACAGCGGCGTGGGGCTTCGTGTTGAAAAACGCAGTTTCAAACGGGGTAATAACCCCCTCCACGAATGTGAGGTGAACAATTTGGCAAAGGACGGTACAAACCGTGGCGGTGCCCGTGCCGGCGCGGGGGCGAAAAAGAAACCGCTTGCCGATAAAATCGCCGAAGGCAACCCCGGCGGCAGGAAACTGACCGTCATGGAGTTCTCGGATACAGCGAATTTGCAGGGTCAGGCGATGCCAGAGCCGAACAAAATGCTCGAAGCGACCCAAAAGGACGGAAAGACGCTCGTTGCGAGTGAAATATATAAATCCACCTGGCAATGGCTGAACGAACGCGGCTGTGCCGCGCTCGTATCCCCGCAGCTTCTGGAACGCTACGCCATGAGCGTGGCGCGCTGGATTCAATGCGAGGAAGCGGTTACCGAATACGGCTTTCTGGCAAAGCACCCCACCACGGGCAACGCGATTCAAAGCCCGTATGTTGCAATGGGTCAGAACTACATGAACCAGACCAATCGCCTGTGGTATGAGATTTTTCAGATCGTCAAGGAAAACTGCACCGGCGAGTACAGCGGCGCGAATCCCCAGGATGATGTGATGGAGCGGCTGCTCTCGGCTCGTAGAGGTAAGTAAAAAGGCAATCGATTTAGCGATTGCCTTGAACATTACTTTAAGCTTATATATCCAAAGTGATATTGACTATTATTGATAACTTGCTGAAGGTCAGCACCGGTAGACGTTACTTCAAATAATTTCGCCGTAAGAAGATTCTCTTCTTGTATGTTTTTTAGCTTAATCCATATCCGAGCGGTTTCGCCATGCCATAAACTCGGATAGTCGTTAGAAGATAAGGCAGAAGGTTGTTTAAAAGAAACTATTTCTAAAACATCAGCCTTATAAGCTATGTCGTTTTCACCCCCAGCCTTTTCACCAATACAAAATAGTAAAGTAACTTTTGTGCCTAAGCGAATTGCTTTATTATAGTCGTCAACTCGCTTTTGTGACATTCCGTAATAGAGTGCTTGCGTTGAAAACCACGTGTAACCTCTGATTGCTTCATCAGAGATATAAGCCTGCATTGTTTCGTGACCATTGTATTCGTTTCCTTGATTATCATAAGAAAACCCAAGTTTCATGAACAAGAACAGGTCGTCGGAAGCAAGTGGTGTCTCACTATCTCTGTCAGATAACATTTGTTTCACTCCTTCGACATTAAGATATTTGCGTTTTAGTTCCATGTAAAGATCTTCGTCTTTGGCGAGCATATACATCTCAAGCATGTCATTTAATGCAATGGTTTTTTGCGTTTCTTTACGGGCAACAAATTCATCAAACATTTGCTGAACTGTTTCATTTGCATTGATAGTCATGTAATTTTTACGTGGCATAAATCATTCCTCCTCAAATTGTACCACCGATCCGTTTGACATAAGTAATTGTACTACCGTTCCGTTCGATAGTCAATAGCGAATATAAACAATAAAGCCGATTGGAGACATTTAAATGAATAAGAGTTATAAAACCGCCGAGAGCGCCTGCGCCGGACACCCGGATAAACTGTGCGACATCATTGCAGACAGCCTTCTTGACGCCTGTCTGCGCAAAGACAAATCATCCCGTGTTGCCTGCGAGGTCATGGCAACCAAGGGCAAAATTATAGTTGCGGGCGAGATCACCTGCGACGGCAAAGTAGACATCCGTTGGAAGGTGTGTGAAGTCCTCCGCAAGGTTGGCTACAATCCTTGGAAATTCACGGTTTTTGTATTCGTCCATAAACAGAGCAAGGACATCGACGCCGGAGGGACCACCGCACTTGAAGCCCGTAACGGCAGTGAGGAACGCTACGGACATTTCTATTCCTGTCTCTTCCGGTGGGAGGATTACGATAAGTACAAAGAAATCAGAAAGGCGGCGGAGAAATATGCTGATAGAAAAGATTCGGACTGATCGCCTTATCCCAGCGGACTACAATCCCCGCAAAGACCTCAAACCCGGCGATCCCGAATATGAAAAGCTGAAACGCTCCGTCGAGCAGTTCGGTTATGTTGAGCCTGTTATCTGGAACAAAACTACCGGGCGGATCGTCGGCGGGCACCAGCGTTTGAAGGTTCTGCTCGATATGGGTATCACCGAAGTCGAGTGCGTAGTGATTGAGATGGACGAAGAAAAAGAAAAAGCCCTCAACATCGCGCTCAATAAAATCAGCGGCGACTGGGATAAGGATAAACTGGCGCTCCTCATATCCGACCTGCAGGGCGCGGACTTTGATGTGTCACTCACGGGCTTCGAACCTGCCGAACTAGACGCACTTTTCAAGGATTCGCTCAAGGACGGCATCCATGATGACGATTTTGATGTGGACGCGGAGCTTCAAAAGCCAGTCGTCACCAAGCTCGGCGATGTCTGGACGCTCGGCCGGCATCGGCTGGTCTGCGGCGATTCCACCAAAGCCGCCACCTTTACCGCTCTGATGGACGGCAAGTTCGCAAATCTTGTGGTGACCGATCCGCCGTACAATGTCAATTATGAAGGAACGGCAGGTAAAATCAAAAACGACAATATGGGAAATGAAGCGTTCTACGATTTTCTGCTTGCGGCGTTTATGAACACCGAAGCGGCAATGGCGCAGGACGCTTCCATTTATGTATTTCACGCTGACACCGAAGGTCTGAATTTCCGCAAAGCTTTTTCGGACGCGGGTTTTCAGCTTTCCGGGTGCTGCATCTGGAAAAAGCCGTCGCTGGTGCTGGGGCGCTCGCCTTACCAATGGCAGCATGAACCCGTCCTCTTCGGTTGGAAGAAGAAGGGTAAGCACAACTGGTACGCCGACCGCAAGCAGACCACCATCTGGGAATTTGAGAAGCCGAAGAAAAATGCCGACCATCCCACTATGAAGCCGATTGCGCTGCTTGCGTATCCCATTATGAACAGCAGCCTCACAAACTGCATTGTGCTCGACCCCTTTGGTGGCAGCGGTTCTACACTCATCGCCGGCGAGCAGTCCGACAGAATTTGCTTCACCATAGAGCTTGACGAGAAATACTGCGATGTCATTGTAAAGCGGTATATCGAACAGACCGGGAATGCAGACGGGGTTTCCGTAATGCGCGGCGGGCTGTCGTACAAATATAGCGAACTGCCGGGGGTAAGCGCCGATGAGTAAGCTCACCCTCGGCTCACTGTTTGATGGCTCCGGCGGCTTTCCGCTCGGGGGTCTGCTCTGCGGCATTGAACCGCTCTGGGCTTCGGAGATTGAGCCGTTCCCAATACGGGTCACCACAAAGCGAATTCCCCAGATGAAGCACTACGGTGACATTTCCACTCTGAACGGAGCGGCTTTGCCGCCGGTGGATATTATCACCTTCGGCTCGCCCTGCACCGATATGTCGGTTGCGGGCAAGAGAGCCGGTCTGGACGGGTGCCAATCCGTCCTTTTTTATGAAGCGATACGAATCATCAAGGAAATGAGGTGTAAGACCAATGGAAGGTATCCGAAATACGCGCTCTGGGAGAACGTCCCCGGCGCGTTCAGTTCAAACAAGGGAGCCGATTTCAAGGCGGTCCTCGAAGCGGTCGTCGGCATCGTCCGGCCGGACACCGAGGTGCCTTTGCCTGAAAACGGCAGATGGTCTTACGCCGACAGCTATATGGGAAGCGGATGGAGTCTTGCTTACAGAACTGTCGACGCGCAATATTTCGGAGTTCCCCAACGCCGCCGCAGAATCTACCTTGTCGCGGATTTTGCAGGCGGACGCGCCTTTGAAATACTATTTGAGCGCGAAGGCGTGTCAAGGGATTTTACGCCGCGCGGCGCTCCGTGGCAAAGCGCTGCCCGAGATACTGAGAACGGCGCTGGAATATCAGGCGACTGCGTAACCTGTCTCAACGATCAGGGCGGCGGCTTCATGTCGGTCTCCGACGACATTGCCGCGACGCTCCGGGCTGAGGAGCATGGGCATCCGCCCTGCGTCATGCAGTCGAGTGGCTTCTGCACCGAACACAGCGCAAAGAGTCGGGGCGTTGGTTTTGAGGAAGAACGCTCACCGACGCTCCGGGCTGGCGTCGTTCCCGGTGTGGCGATTGAGCATCACCCGATGGACAGCCGCATTAAAATCAGTGAGGACGGCAAAGTCCAGACGCTCAGCAGTCGTATGGGTATGGGTGGCATGAATGTCCCGCTGACCATGCAGGCCTACGGCATCTGCTCCGACAAAAGCAATTCCATGCTTTCGGACAATCCGAACAGCGGCATTTATGAAGCGGAAACCGCACGCACCCTTGATCGGGGCGGAGGTAACCCCGGCTGCAATCAGGGTGGGATTGCCGTGGTTGCACTGCAGGGTTCCATGATCGGCCGTGAGGAAAAGAACGGACCCCAAGGCAGCGGCGTCAATGAGGACGTGAGTTTTTCGCTGACCGCCGCCGACCGTCATGCCGTGGCTTACACCATGACGACGGGCAGCTTTGCCGAGGCGCATGAGGAAATGGCGGCGACGCTTATGGCGCGGGATTACAAGGATATGCAGATTGTGAATCAGCCGCAATACGCCGTCCGCAGGCTGACGCCCACCGAGTGCGCCCGGTTTCAAAGTTTCCCAGACGACTGGTGTTCCAACCTTGGCACTGAAAATCCGACCGAGGAGGAAATCGCATTCTGGTCTGAGGTCTGGGAAATGCACCGCAAAATTATTGGTGCCAGCGAGAAGCCCAAAAGCCGCAGGCAGATTATCAAATGGCTGAAAAATCCGCATTCCGACGCCGCCGAGTATAAGATGTGGGGCAACGGCGTGGCCTTGCCGTGCGTCTGTTTTGTGCTATCCGGCATTGTGTCATGTACACAAGAAACCGCCGAATAATCGGTACAGTATTCTCCGCAGAAATCGCGTAAAACCGTTGCTATATAAGCGGTTTAGAGTGATTAATGTAATACCGAAAAAAGAAAGGCGGTTTGAAAAATGGAACTCAAATACAATGTTACGGGCAGCGAACGCAAATCATTGGTCGGTGCAATCAGCACGGTATTGAATGCCCCAACCAACTACCTCGGCGCTCCTACCTTTGCCTACGAGGTCGGCGGTTACCACATCGACAAAAATGGTACCGTCAGCTTCGATGACCTGACGGACAGCGACGAAACCGAACGGCTCATAGAGGCCCTTTGCGAGAAAGGCTTCGAGGCCGAAGCCCAGGAAGTCACGGACGGGCTTTGCATAGAGCTTCCGCTGAAGGACCTCAGCGAAACGGCGGTCGAAAACCTTCGCAGGCTGACGGACAGCAAAGCGGCACTCATCAGAAAGGCTCTTGGCGCGGACAGTCTGGATATCGAGCTTACGGACGATACCATCCGTTTCCCATGGTTCGATCATATACCGGAACCAGAGGTCATCAGTGCGTCCGCACATTTTATCGGCAAGCTGCTCGGCGCGGCAAGGGCGCAAAAGCGTGTCACCGCAAAAGAAAAGGAAACCGACAACGAAAAATACGCTTTCCGCTGCTTTCTCCTGCGGCTGGGCTTCATCGGAGCGGAATACAAAGAGGAGCGTAAAATTCTGCTGAAAAACCTCTCCGGCAGCTCGGCTTTCAAGACCGGGCAGAAAAAGGGCTTCTCGCAGGACGACCTTGACAAAGCAAAATCCGATCCCGCTGTATGCGCCGAAATCAAAGCCATCTTGGGAGGAACCGACGATGAACAATAACTTTTCCGCAAGAGAAACCGTGGAGTGTATCCGTAAACAATATCCGGTCGGATGCCGCGTCGAGCTGCTCAGTATGGACGATGTCCAAGCGCCGCCAATCGGAACGAAAGGCACCGTGCGGTATGTGGACGACATCGGCAGCTTGGGCGTCGCGTGGGACAACGGTAGCTCGCTCCAAGTGGTCTACGGCGAAGATTTGTGCAGAAAGCTGGAGGATGCAAGTGATGGACAGTAAAGTGAAGGAGCAAATTCTCGCCGTCCGTGAAACCGGTCTGACAAATATGTTCGATACCCTCGCCGTTCAGCGCATTGCGCATGAGAGGAACTTCTTCGAACTGGTGGTTTTTCTTGAAGAGCATAGGGACGAATACGCCCGCTTTATCCTCACAGGCGAGGTGTAACGGCTGTAAACCACACAATCACAGTGGCAATATTCGCCCGAAAGATCGTGCAGAATATGCCCGAGTTGATCGCGTAATTGCCTGGATATCGTGTGTTTTCAGAGTTAATATGTGACTACCGAAAGGGAAAACCACACCAAACGGAGGAAAAGAAAATGAACGAAAAGCAATGGAAACAGATTGAAGAGCAGCTTCCCAAAGGATCAAAAATCCTGCGAACCTACCGAGCCTTTGAAAACGGCGAATTACGGATAATCGTCCAGCTTCCCGGTGAACGGTTCGAAACCCGATACATTGCCCACTTTGAGGACGACGACATTAAATTGGAACACAGACCTTAAGGAGGGCGCGGTCATGTGGAAGGAAGGAACCCTCAAAATTCACGACAGCGTTTTTCATTACTGGATGAAGCAGTACGACGAAGGTTCACAATTTGGCATCGAGGGCGGCAGAATCAGCAAGCTGATGCTCAAACGCAACGGAGAAATCGTATGTAACTACGACAGAGGCTGGGATGTTGAACCCTCCGACCCCGACACACAGCTTGCCCTTGAACTTCTGCTGCACAACGAAAACTACTAATCCAGCTTAAAAAATAGCCGAGGACGCGCCGGAGACGGCGTGTGTCTCGTACAAATAGATTCTGAAGGCTTGCTCTTGCAAACGATGCAATTGGCAGGTCTATTTTTATGCCCGAAGGGAGGCGGCGGATATACGAAGGCTCAGAAAATACACTCCGACACGGTTTAAATCGGCGGATTCTGTTTATGACAAGTCCACCGCCGACTATGCCGTGTCTTTTATACAGGCGCTCTGCCATACCAAAGGCACCTGGGCGGGCAAGCCATTTGAGCTGATTGACTGGCAGGAGCAGATTATCCGTGATGTATTCGGAACACTCAAATCCAACGGTTACCGGCAATTCAACACCGCGTATGTGGAGATACCCAAGAAGATGGGAAAAAGTGAGCTTGCGGCGGCTATTGCCTTGCTCCTCACCTGCGGCGATAACGAGGAACGCGCCGAGGTTTACGGCTGTGCCGCCGACCGAAACCAAGCGTCCATCGTATTCAATGTAGCGGCGGACATGGTACGGATGTGCCCGGCATTGTCAAAACGGGTAAAAATCCTCGACTCGCAGAAGCGGCTCATTTATCAGCCAACGGGCAGTATTTATCAGGTACTGTCCGCCGATGTCGGAAACAAGCACGGCTTCAATACCCACGGCGTGGTATTTGATGAGCTTCACACGCAGCCGAACCGAAAGCTCTACGATGTTATGACCAAAGGCAGCGGAGATGCGAGAATGCAACCGCTGTATTTTCTAATTACAACTGCCGGGGACAACCAGAACAGCATTTGCTGGGAAGTACACCAAAAGGCTCTGGATATTCTGAACGGCAGGAAGCATGACCCGACCTTCTACCCTGTAATCTACGGCGCCGCGCCAGAGGATGACTGGACGGACCCGAAGGTATGGAAAAAAGCAAACCCATCCCTCGGCATCACGGTCGGAATCGACAAGGTAAAAGCCGCCTGTGAGAGCGCAAAGCAGAATCCCGCCGAGGAAAACAGCTTCCGTCAACTTCGCTTGAACCAGTGGGTCAAACAGGCGGTACGCTGGATGCCGATGGACAAATGGGATAAATGCGCATTTCCGATAAACGCAGACAGCCTGCGCGGGCGTGTCTGCTACGGCGGTCTTGACCTTTCGTCATCCACGGATATAACGGCATTTGTTCTGGTTTTCCCGCCGCTTGACGAAGAGGACAAATACACCGTGCTTCCGTTCTTCTGGATACCGGAGGACAACATTGATCTGCGCGTCCGTCGCGACCATGTGAATTACGATGTGTGGAAAAAGCAAGGCTTCCTGCAAACCACCGAGGGCAATGTTGTTCATTACGGTTTCATCGAGAGCTTCATTGAGGAACTCGGTACTTGTTACAACATCCGTGAGATCGCGTTTGACCGCTGGGGCGCCGTGCAAATGACGCAGAATCTCGAAAACCTCGGCTTTACAGTCGTCCCGTTCGGTCAGGGCTTCAAGGATATGTCTCCGCCGACCAAAGAGCTTATGAAGCTGACCCTTGAGGAAAAGCTCGCCCACGGCGGGCATCCTGTCCTCCGCTGGATGATGGATAACATTTATATTCGCACCGACCCTGCCGGAAACATCAAGACCGACAAGGAGAAATCCACTGAGAAAATTGATGGCGCTGTCGCCACGATTATGGCGCTAGACCGGGCGATTCGGTGCAGCAATGAGAGCGGCTCTTCGGTTTACGACGACCGAGGACTAATTGTCTTTTAGTCATGCATATTACTAAATATTCATAAAAAGTATTGACATTTCGCAATATGTACGCTATTATATCTGCATACCCAACAAATAAGGAGGTATTGCTGTGGATTATGACCGTGTCATATTAGAAATGATAAATAGAATCAGCGTTTTAGAAGAAAAGGTAGCTACTTTGGAAAAAAATAATGATGCCACTGAGTCCGTAGAAACGAATGAACTACAAGCTCCAAGTAAAAAGTATCGGTTGCTTTCAGATTATCTTCATGACAGCGAAGACAATAAGGTTACATTGACTTTTAATGATATTGAGAAGATGCTTGGTTTTGAATTGCCTCCTTCTGCACATACGCATAGGGCATTTTGGGCAAACACAACATCTCACTCAATTGCTTTAAGTTGGCTGGGAGTCGGCTATGAAACCGTTGAAGTGGATATGGAAAAAGAGATTGTTGTGTTTGAGCAAAAAAGACAATATGGAAAGGAAGGGACAAAAGTGTCACGATTTATCTCAGAAGCGCAATTTCAAAAAGCATATCGTTCTGCGGGCTTATGGTTTGTTGCAATGTATACGGAGGCATTTCTTTTGCGTATTGATGAAATCCAAGACCCTGTGAAAAAAACGTACTTTATTAAGGAAATTTACAACAATGGTAATAATGCCGACAAAGACGAAAGTGGTACCCGGACCCGTGTAAATTCTCTGTGGCGTATCATTGAATCCGGTAGAACTCTTCAAGTATTAGAAATTGCTGCAAATTCAGATAGACTGAGAAATGATTTCCGTGATGCATATGAAACTGCGAACGATTTATTGAACCGCATAAAAACGGGCGAGTTCATCATCCCTGAAATCTAACTATGTCTGTTAAATCTTAATAATACAAGCCAAAAACAGAGCATCGCTTCGGCGGTGCTTTTTGGTACTATAAAAAGCGTAAGTGTAGGACGCCGACGGGCGTTTCACATTTGCGCTTATTCTTTTACAATAAGGGAAGTAATTGGTTTGGCGTGGCGCTTTATGGAGCGAAGCCTCCGGCAACAAAACTGTCAGCCATCCCTTGTTGTAAACATTCGATTAGGCAGGTTGAAACCCATACGGGCTTTCGTGTAACGAACCAAACTGAATCGCAATAAGTGCAGATGGGATTACAATTACAAAACAATCATTCAGGAGGGTTCAACATGACAAGCGTAGGCATTGATGTATCAAAAGGCAAGAGCACCGTCTGTATTCTCAGGCCATACGGAGAAGTGGTTGCTTCCCCATATGAAATACAGCACACCGAACCGGAGCTTCGTGCATTGGTATCCCATATTCAATCCATAGAAGGAGAAGTCAGAATTGTAATGGAGGCTACTGGAGCATACCATTTGCCGCTGCTTTCCAGTTTCAAAGATGCAGGCATGTTTGTGAGTGTAATCAATCCATTGGCAATGAAAAAGTATGCTTCAACAGCAATACGCAAAGGCAAAACGGATAAATTGGATTCTGTCCGTATCGCGAACTATGGAATTGATCACTGGTTTAAGCTCGCGGACTACACGTTGCCAGATGAGTTATATGCGCAGCTTAGGCTCCTGGGGCGGCAATATGCACACTACATTACAATCCGTATTGAGTGTAAACTGGCCTTGACCGATCTGTTGGACAGGACCATGCCTGGGATAAAAACATTGCTCAGCGGCAAGCGCTCAGAGGAACCAACAAAGGACAAACTTAGTGACTTCGTAGCAGAATACTGGCATTTTGACAACATTACTAAAAAAAGCGAGGTTCAGTTCATCCATAGTTATTGTGCTTGGGCAAAAAAGAAAGGATACCACGCAAGTGAACCCAAGGCGAAAGCAATTTACGCCCTGGCTTGCAATGGTATCCCCACTTTGCCCTCCAGTGCCGCATCGACCAAAATGTTAACGCTGGAAGCCGTGAGAGTCCTGAAAGAAGTGAACAAGACTCTGGAAACCATTTTAACACAAATGCAGGCGCTTGCAATCACTTTGCCTGAATACGATATTGTTCGTGCCATGAACGGTGTGGGCGACGTCTTAGCGCCAAGGCTCATTGCTGAGATTGGCGATGTGCGCTGTTTTCATAGCGGCAGCGCACTGATTGCATTCGCTGGAATTGACTCGCCGCCGTTTCAATCAGGAAGCTTTACGGGTACACGACGTAAAATTTCCAAACGTGGGTCTTCACTGCTTCGGAAAACCGGGTACGAGGTAATGAAATGCCTTAAGACAGTAAAGCCGGCTCAAGACAATGCAGTATATCTTTATATGCTGAAAAAGGAGGCTGAAGGCAAGCCGAAGAAGGTTGCAAAGATTGCTGCCCTCAACAAGTTTCTGCGCATCTATTACGCCCGTGTAAGCGAGGTATACGCAAGCTAAAAAAACCATTATTTCTTAGGCCAGCGGCTCGCCGATGGTCTGCTTTGCTATGCCTAAATTACAATCATATTTTTATTCAGCCTGCCAAGATTTGTCCTTGACTTTTCTTAGCAGGTTTCTATACCCATTTTCGGAGGTGAAGCCTATGAACCCATTGAAATCTCTTTTTCACTCCCGCGACAAGCCCCAAAACCGAGTTGGCGGCGGGTGGTCGTTCCTGTTCGGCGGCACGACCAGCGGCAAGACGGTAAACGAGCGGACGGCGATGCAAACTACTGCGGTTTATGCTTGTGTGCGTATTTTGTTCGAAGCCGTCGCCGGTCTGCCACTGCATATCTACCGATACCGGGCTGATGGCGGCAAAGAGCGCATCCCCCTGCACCCCCTCTACCATCTGCTTCATGACGAGCCAAACCCCGAGATGACTTCATTCGTGTTTCAAGAAACACTGATGAGTCATCTTTTGCTTTGGGGCAACGCCTACGCACAGGTGGTTCGCAACGGACGCGGGCAGGCGGTCGCGCTCTACCCTTTGCTTCCAAGCAAGATGGACGTCAGCCGGGCGGCGAACGGAGAACTGCTTTACACCTATTACCGCGACGCGGATGAAACCGGGCTGAATCCAAAAGGCGGATATATCACGCTCCGCCGTGATGAGGTTCTCCACATCCCTGGCTTAGGGTTTGACGGGCTGATCGGGTACTCTCCCATCGCCATGGCGAAGAACGCCATCGGCATGTCCCTCGCCACCGAGGAATACGGCGCCAGCTTCTTTGCTCACGGCGCGAACCCCGGCGGTGTACTGGAGCATCCGGGTGTTATCAAGGATATCGGGCGTGTCAAGGAAAGCTGGAACTCCGCCTATCAGGGCAGCGTCAACGCCCACAAAATCGCCGTGCTTGAGGAGGGTATGAAGTTTCAGGCAATCGGCATACCGCCGGAGCAGGCGCAGTTTCTGGAGACGCGGAAATTCCAGATCAACGAGATCGCCCGTATTTATCGGGTCCCTCCTCACATGGTGGGCGACCTTGAGAAGTCCAGCTTTTCAAACATCGAGCAGCAGTCGCTGGAATTCGTGAAATATACCCTCGACCCGTGGGTGGTGCGCTGGGAGCAGAGCCTGCAGCAATCGCTGATTTTGCCTTCCGAAAAGCCGTCACTGTTCATCCGGTTCAATCTGGACGGACTGCTGCGCGGCGATTACCAAAGCCGCATGAACGGGTACGCCGTCGGCCAGCAAAACGGCTGGATGTCGGCAAACGACATCCGCGAGCTGGAGGACATGAACCGCATTTCTGCCGGGGAAGGCGGCGATTTGTATCTGGTCAACGGCAATATGACCAAACTGGCGGACGCAGGTGCGTTTGCCGGAAATCAATCAAAGGAGGCTAACGGCCAATGAAGAAATTCTGGAATTGGGCAAGGGATGAAACCACCGAGGAACGCACCCTTTATCTCAACGGCGTCATTTCCGACGAAACCTGGTGGGGCGACGAAATAACACCCAAGATGTTCAAGGATGATCTGCTTGCAGGTTCCGGCAATGTCACGGTGTGGATCAATTCTCCGGGCGGCGACGTGTTCGCGGCGGCGCAGATCTACAACATGCTCATGGATTACACAGGGAAGATCACCGTCAAGATTGACGGGCTGGCGGCAAGCGCGGCTTCGGTCATCGCCATGGCGGGCGGCGACGTATATATGTCCCCCGTATCCATGCTGATGATCCATAATCCATCCACCATCGCCATCGGCGACAGTGGGGAAATGCTCCGGGCCAAGGCACTGCTGGACGAGGTGAAGGAAAGCATCATCAACGCCTACGAGCTGAAATCCGGGCTGTCCCGCGCGAAGCTCTCCCATCTGATGGACGCGGAAACCTGGATGAACGCAAACAAGGCGGTTGAACTGGGCTTTGCGGATAAAATCATGTTCGCCGAGGGTGAAACAACCGCCGCCGACAGCCTGATTTTCTCACGCATGGCGGTGACCAATTCTTTAATCAGCAAGCTGCCGAAGCAGCAAAAACCGAAAACGGGAACCACCATTGAGTCGCTGGATAAGCGGCTCTCTTTAATTTCCCACTAATTTTAAGGAGGATCACACAATGAGTAAAATTCTTGATCTGCGCGAAAAGCGTGCCAAGGCATGGGACACGGCGAAGGCGTTTCTGGACACCAAGCGCGGCGGCGACGGTTTGCTCTCCGCCGAGGACACGGCGACCTACGACAAGATGGAAACCGATGTTGTGGCTCTGGGCAAAGAAATCGAGCGCCTTGAACGCCAGTCCGCAATCGACGCGGAGCTGTCGAAAGCCACCAGCAATCCCATCACCAACATCCCGTCCAAAGGTACGGAGGAAAAGACCGGGCGCGCCTCCGCCGAATACAAAAGATCATTCTGGAACGCCATGCGCACCCGCGCCGGTGAGGGGCTCGACCCGGTCGTGAAAAATGCCCTGCAGATCGGCACCGACACCGAGGGCGGCTACCTCGTCCCGGACGAATTCGAGCGCAACCTTGTGGAAGCCCTTGAGGATGAGAATATCTTCCGCAGGCTGGCAAACGTCATCACCACCTCTTCCGGCGACCGTAAAATCCCGGTCGTGGCGTCCAAGGGCACGGCATCCTGGATTGACGAGGAGGGCGCTATTCCCGAAAGCGACGACAGCTTCGGGCAGGTTTCCATTGGCGCGTATAAGCTGGGCACCCTGATCAAGGTTTCCGAGGAGCTGCTCAACGACAGCGTATTTAACCTCGAATCGTATATTTCGAGGGAGTTTGCCCGCCGTATCGGCAACAAGGAGGAGGAATCCTTCTTCGGGGGCGACGGCTCCGGCAAGCCCACCGGCATCCTTGCCGCCACGGGCGGCGCACAGCTTGGCGTGACCACTGCCGGCGCCACGGCAATTACCCTGGACGAGGTGCTTGACCTCTTCTATTCGCTGAAAGCGCCCTACCGCAACAAGGCTGTTTTCGTGATGAACGATTCCACCGTCAAGGCCATCCGCAAGCTGAAGGACAGCCAGGGTCAGTACCTCTGGCAGCCCTCTATTCAGGCGGGCGCGCCCGATACCATCCTCAACCGTCCGCTGTACACCTCTGCCTATGTTCCCGCCATCGCGGCGGCTGCGAAAACAATCGCGTTCGGCGATTTCAGCTATTACTGGGTTGCCGACCGTCAAGGCAGGGTGTTCAAGCGTCTCAACGAACTGTACGCGGCAACGGGTCAGGTGGGCTTCATCGCCACCCAGCGCGTGGATGGCAAGCTGATTCTGCCCGAAGCCGTCAAGGTTCTCCAGCAGAAAGCATCGTAAGGAAGGGGGTGCGGCGGCATGGCGCTGATTGACGAGCTACTGCCCAAGGTCAAAGCCAACCTCATATTGGAGCACGGCGCGGACGACGACCTTCTCAAAGGCTTCATCCGCGCCGCTGTTTCCTACGCCGAAAGCTACCAGCACTTACCCGCAGGAACCTATTGGGACAGTGACGCCGAAGGCGAATTGGGTGAAGCGTCACGCTTCCCGCCGACTACCGAGCAGGCTGTGATTATGCTGTCGTCCCACTTTTACGAGAGTCGGGATGGCAGCACCGGCGGCTTTTTCGCGGACAGTGTTCAGGCCGGGCAGCAGGTGTGGGAAACGATTAATCTTCTTCTGCGGCTTGACCGGGATTGGAAGGTGTGACATGAGCTACGGCAAAATGAACAGCTTCATCGATATTATCTCCGCAGCCCCGTCGAAGGACGCGGACGGCTTTGTCACCACCGGCGACCATATCGTTGCTTCCATCCGCGCCTACAAAGAGGATCGCCACGGCACTGAGCGGTGGGCGAATATGGCGGCGTTCAGCGAAGCAACCGCCCTCTTCCGCTTTCGGAAGCTCCCCGGTATTGAGATAACAACCGCGCTGTTTATCGTCTGTAGCGATGAGCGATACCGTATTGTCAGCGTGGAGGATGTTCGCGGGCGTGGGATGTATATTGAGGTTCTGGCTGAAAAGCTGGAGCCGAGCGTGAGGTGACGGGCATGGCTAAAGTTGATATGAAAATGCCGGAGGATTTCTTGCTGAAGCTCTCCCGCCTCGGCGACCAGACGGATACGATTATCCCCAAAGTGCTGGAGGCAGGCGGCGAGGTGGTGCTTGATAAGGTGAAAAGCAACCTTTCCGCTGTGGTCGGAAGTGGCACAAAGGGAAAAAGCCGCTCCACAGGCGAACTGGAACGCTCTCTGGGTCTTTCGCCCGCTTTGATGGACAGGGACGGAAACTTCAACGTGAAGGTCGGCTTTGCCGAACCGAGGAGTGATGGCGGCTCCAATGCCAAAATTGCCAACATTCTCGAATACGGCAAGCATGGTCAGCCGCCAAAGCCCTTCTTGAAGCCCGCGAAGACGCAGAGCCGGAGCGCCTGCATTGAAGCGATGAAGGGGAAGCTGCAAAAGGAGGTTGACGATATATGAGCATTTTAGCGGAACTAAACACCCTGCTTTCGCCGGTTCTTCCTGTGGAGACCGGCGTCTTTTCAGGCGTCCCTCCCGACGAATACCTTGTGCTAACGCCAATGACAGATGAATTTGCTTTGTTTGGCGACAATATGCCGCTGGTCGACGTGTCCGAGGTGCGGATTTCGCTTTTCACCAAAGGCAACTACCTACAGAGGAAAAAGCAGATTACCGCATTGCTGCTCACGGCGGGCTTTACGGTAACCGACCGCCGCTACATCGGGCATGAGGACGATACCGGCTACCACCATTACGCCATTGATGTGGCAAAACATTGTGATTTGAAGGAGGAATGAATTATGGCGACTATCGGCCTCGACAAACTGTATTATTCAAAAATCACCGAGGATTCCAACGGTCAGGAAACCTATTCCACGCCCCTCGTGCTTGCCAAAGCCATCACCGCCGAACTTTCGGTGGAGCTGGTGGAGGCGATACTGTACGCGGACGACGGTGCCGCCGAGGTGGTAAAGGACTTTAACAGCGGCAAGCTCACCCTCGGCGTAGACGACATCGGCCCGGCGGCAGCGGCGGATCTGACCGGCGCTTCCACCGACGACAACGGCGTACTGGTTTCCGCCAGTGAAAACGTGGGAAAGCCTGTCGCGGTGGGCTTCCGCGCGCAGAAGGCAAACGGCTCCTACCGCTATTTCTGGCTTTACCGTGTGAAATTCGGCCTGCCCGCGACCAACCTGCAGACCAAGTCGGATTCCATCACCTTTTCCACGCCTACTATCGAAGGAACCGTCATGCGCCGGAACAAGCTGGACGCCTTTGGCAAGCACCCGTGGAAATCGGAGGTCACGGAAGGTGACGCCGGAGTGGCCTCCGCAACAATTACCGGCTGGTTTACCGAGGTTTATGAACCGGTCTATACGCCGGGACCGTAAGGAGAATGCGGAATGGATACGGAAAGAAGCGCTGTTATCAATATCGGCGGCAAGGATTATGAGCTGGTGCTGACCACCCGCGCGACCAAGGCAATTGCGGGGCAGTACGGCGGTCTGGAGAACCTCGGCGAAAAGCTGATGAAATCCGAGAATTTCGAGATGGCGCTGGATGAGATCGTGTGGCTGCTGACTCTGCTTGCCAACCAGTCCGTCCTAATTCACAATCTTAAAAACAAGGATAAACCAGAGGATTTGCTTACCGAAGATGAGGTCGAGCTGCTCACCTCGCCCCTTGATCTGGCGGCGTACAAAACCGCCATTACGGAAGCCATGTTCCGGGGCACCAAGCGCAACGTGGAAAGCGAGGACGAAGGTTCCTCAAAAAACGCGGAAGTTGGCAGGCGGCCTCCGCCCGGGTAAGCGACGCGGAGTTGTTTACCCGGCTTCTTTATTACGGAACGGTGCAGATGGGCATGGGCGCGGAGGATTTCTGGCTCATGCCCGTTGGTCTGTTTCTTGATCTGTGGGCCTGCCACAAGCAGTTTGTCGGCATGGAAAAGCCGAAGAAAACCCGGACGATTGACGATATCATTCCGCCGGGCATTTAAGGGAGGTGAGCACAAATGGCGGACGATTTTGGCCTAAAAATAGGCGTTGAGGGCGAGAAGGAATTCAAAAAGGCGCTATCGGATATCAACCAGAGCTTCAAGGTTCTCGGTTCTGAAATGCAGCTGGTCACCAGCCAGTTTGAGAAAAACGACAAATCCGCGCAGGCGCTTACCTCCCGCAACGAAGTTCTCAATAAGGAAATTGACGCGCAGAGGGGCAAGATTGAAACCCTGCGCGCCGCCCTTGACAACGCGTCCGAAGCCTTTGGTGTAAACGACCGCCGCACCCAGAACTGGCAGGTTCAGCTGAACAAGGCGCAGGCGGAGCTTAACGGCATGGAGCGCGAACTGACCGATAACGAGAAAGCCCTCGACGGCATGGGCACGGAAGAGGACGCAGCGGCGAAGTCGGCTGATGGGCTCGGGAACGAACTCAAGGATAGCGGCGACGAGGCGGAAAAATCCGGCTCCAAGTTTGAGAAGCTGGGCGGCGTCCTCAAAGGCGTGGGCGTGGCGATGGGCGCGGTTGTTGTGGCAGCGGGAGCCGCCGCCATGAAACTCGGTCAGGAAGTCATTGCCGCCTATTCTGACTATGAACAGCTTGTCGGCGGCGTGGATATGCTCTTCGGCGAAGCGTCAAAAACGGTACAGGGCTACGCCGAAACCGCCTTTAGAACCGCCGGCATGTCCGCGAACACATATATGGAGACGGTCACGGGCTTTTCAGCGAGTCTTATCCAGTCCCTCGGCGGCGACACCGCAAAGGCGGCCAAGGTCGCGGATATGGCGATTACGGATATGGCCGACAACGCCAATAAAATGGGTACGGGCATCTCGTCCATACAAGACGCCTATCAGGGGTTCGCCAAACAAAACTACACCATGCTGGACAACCTGAAGCTCGGCTACGGTGGCACGAAGTCCGAAATGGAGCGACTGCTCTCCGATGCTGAAAAGTTCTCCGGCATTAAATATGACATCTCTTCATATGCGGACGTCGCCGAGGCAATCCACGTCATACAGACAGAAATGGGAATCACCGGTACGACCGCCAAGGAAGCGACCGAAACGATAAGCGAATCCATTGCTGGTATGCAGTCGGCCATTGGCAACCTGATGGCGGGGCTTGGAAACGCGGACGCGGACATTAAAGTGCTGATCGGCAACGTGGTGGATGCGTTCCAGAACGTCGTAAAAAACATCACGCCGGTTATCCAGAACATCGTCGCCGCTTTGCCGCCCGCCTTGAACGGAATTTTAAAGGCAGTCGGAGATTTGCTCCCCACACTGCTGTCTACAGTGGTCAATCTGTTCACGCAGATGCTCAGTACCATCCTGACGCTCCTGCCACAGCTTATCCCCGCAGCCGTGGACGCCGTGATGACCATCATCGGTGCGCTGATTGACAGCCTGCCGCTCCTCGTCGACGCGGCGGTGCAATTGGTGACGGCTCTGGTCGGCGGTATCGGCTCGGCTTTGCCGGAACTGATACCGGCGGCGGTGAGCGCGGTCGCAACCATCGTTCAAGGCTTGGCGGATAACCTGCCCATGATTCTTGACGCGGTGCTGCAGCTCATCCTTGGGCTTGCCCGTGGTCTGCTGGACGCAATCCCGCAGTTAGTCGCAGCTCTGCCCGCAATTATTACAGCCATTGTGGACTTTATTATCGAAGCGATTCCAGAGATTATCGACGCGGGCATTTAGCTGCTGGTGTCGCTGGTAACCGCGCTGCCAGTCATTATCGACGCCGTGGTCAAAGCGATTCCGAAGATTATTAACGGCATCATCACCGCCGTGATCGGCGCGATCCCCTTGATCATAGACGCCGGGGTGAAGCTGCTCATCGCCTTAATTCAGAACCTACCGCTCATCATCACCACAGTTGTAAAGGCTATCCCGCAGATTGTCGGAAGCTTGGTAAACGCCATTGTCGGAAACATCGACAAGATCATCCTCGCGGGCGTCCAGCTTCTGGTCGCGCTCATCGCGAACCTCCCGGCGATCATCGCCGCCGTAGTCAAGGCGGTGCCGCAGATTATCGCGGGGCTGGTCAGCGCCTTCACCGGCTACATCGGGCAGATGGCGCAGGTCGGCGGCAACCTCATCAAGGGACTGTGGCAGGGCATCTCCGACGCGGGCGCGTGGCTGTGGAACAAAATCAGCGGCTTTTTCGGCGGGATTGTGGACCGCATCAAAGACTTTTTCGGCATCCACTCTCCGTCGACGCTCTTTGCCGGACTCGGTAAAAACATGGGCGAAGGCATCGGCGTGGGCTTTGAGGACGCTATGTCAGCCGTATCGCTGGATATGCAAAACGCCATCCCCACCCGCTTTGATGTCAGCACCGGCGGTGTGTCCGGGCAGGACGGCGCTGTTTCCAGCACAAACATCACACAGAACATTTCCGTGGTGACGCCGAAGGCGCTGTCTGAAAAGGAGCTGGCACGGGAATTCAAGAACCTTTCGCGCAAGCTGGCGCTGGAGTATTAAAGGAGGACGGCTATGGAACTGACCTATGTCAACGCGAACGGCAAGAGCATCACGCTGAAGCAAAGCCGCCCGTATTTCCTTCAGAAGATAAACGGCACGGGCGATATCCATCAGACCGTCAACACGTTCAAGGCGCCGGATCAGGACGGCGCTTTTTATATATCGTCTACGCTGGATATGCGCAACATCACGCTGGAGGGCACGGTCATAGCGGACATGCCCGATCAAGCCTACGCGCGGCGGCACGGTTTTCTTCAGATATTCAGCCCCAAGGTGGGCGGAACACTTCTGTACCGGGAGCGGCAAATTGCCTGCGTCGTGGAGGAGGCGGGGTTTACGACTTCCACGCGTCATCGGATACCCAACTTTTTTGTCAGCCTGCTCTGCCCGTCGCCTTTCTTTGAGACGCTGGAGGAAATCCGTGAGGAACTGGCGTCATGGATACCGAAGTTCCAATTCGCACTGGAGCTGCCGGAGGGCGGCATGGAATTCGGGATGCGCCAGCCCAGCCAGATCATCACGGTGGACAACATCGGCGACGTTTCCTGCGGCTGCGAGATTGTGTTCCACGCGCTTGGAACGGTGACGAATCCCGAGCTGCTGAACATGGATACCGGGGAGTATGTCCGCATCCTCACGACGATGAACGCCGGGGATGAGCTGCGGGTATACACACATTTTGCGGGCAAGCGCGTCGTCAGCGTCGACGGGAGTACAGTGACAAACGCTTTCTCATTATTGGATACCGGCTCGGCGTTCTTTCAGCTTGCCGCCGGTATCAATACTCTGCGCTACGACGCTTCGGTCAATATGGAACTGCTGGAGGTCAGCATTTATTACCGGCCGCAGTTTCTGGGGGTGTGAGGATGGAACTGTATATCTATAACTCAAGCCGGGAGCTTACCGGCATCGTGGAGTCCTTTGAATACCTGCGCTGGACGCGGCGCTACTCCCAATGCGGCTCCTTTGAACTGAAAGCCATCGCGACCCCGCAAAATACCACTCTCCTGCAGGAGGGCAATTTCATATGGAAGAACGACGACGAGGAAGCCGGAATCATCGAACATCTGGAAATGGCGCAGGCGGAAAAGGAAATCATCACGGCGAGCGGCCGCTTCGCCACCTCTTTTCTCTCCCGGCGAATTGTCTGGCAGATGGAGAAGCTGTCGGGCGATCTTTCTACCTGTGTGGGACAGCTTTTAAACAACCATCTAATCAGTCCCACTGAAATGGCGCGGCGAATCAGCGGCATAGCCTTCTCGTCCCCGAGTCTGGGCGTTGCCGTCAGCACCCAGATATCGTACAGGAATCTGATGGACGCGGTGACGGAACTGTGCGGCGCTTCGGAGATTGGCATAAAGACCGTATTCACTCCGGCGACCCGCGTTTTTACCGTGGCGCTGTATAAGGGCGCTGACTCTCAGGCGGTGTTCTCCAAGGAGTATGAGAACCTGACAGAGCAGAGCTATACGGAGAGCGCGGCGGATTACGCCAACACCGCGCTTATCGGCGGCGAAGGCGAAGGAGAAAACCGCACGTTTGCCGCCATTACAAGCGGCTCGGGCGAAACCCGGCGCGAGATTTTTGTGGACGCCAAAGACCTGCAGAAATCGGACTTCGGCGACGGCTACAGCGACGCGCTGGTTTTTCGTGGGCAGAGCAAGCTGAGCGAGCAGGAAATCCGGTATTCGTTCGATACCTCGGTAAACCCCCACGGCAACCTGACCTACAAGACGGATTTTGACCTTGGCCAAACGGTTAAAGTCATGTCCAAAGCCTGGGGCGTATCCATGACGACGCGCATCACCGAAATCGAGGAAACCTACGACGCGGACGGTCTGAGCATCAGCGTCGTGTTCGGCAAGGCTGAGCTTACCATCGCGCAGAAAATGCGCTCCGACATGAGCGAGGTCAAAACGGCGCTGTCGGCTCCGGCCGGTATAGCCGAAGTAACCGAGGCGCTGGACGTCGTATCGGGAACGCTGGGAAATCTGTCCGAGGTGGACCCGGATATTCAGGGGGATACCTTCACAGCCACCGTGAACAACCTGTTCGGAAAGCTGCCCGCGCTCGAAATAACCGTGGGCGCGGGAACGATATCAGTTGGTCAGTACGCTCTGCGCCATATGGTGGCGGGTGATTCGCTGTACTTCACCTCGTGGAGCGGCAACAAATTCAGCGACCAGCCGAGCGACGACGGGCAGGTATTTCTGGTAAAGCACAATGGGGACAGCACGGGAACCGGCTACCAGCGGGCGATGGGTTTCTTCATCTCCCGTAATACCATGACGTTCTACGTGATTTCCATCTTCATATACAACAATCCGTCGGGCGCGGCGAACTGGCTGAATATCAACAACGAGCCGATCACCACGGCGCGGCTGGCGAGCGGCGCTGTCACCGAAGCAAAGATCGCGGACCGCACCATTACCGCTGTCAAAATTGCGTCTGCGCTGACCGATTACTCCGCAACAGAACAAAACACCGGGCGACTTTGGATAGACGGCAAGACCATTTACCGAAAAGAAATCAGTCTCGGCTCTCTTCCAAATGCGGTGCCGCGAAGCGTAGCGCACGGTATATTCAATCTCAGCACGGTTGTCAGCTTATCGGGTTTCGCTACAAACGGGACGGTATTCCTGCCTTTACCGCTTGCACGATACAACAACTTTGCTTCCCAAATCGGTCTCTACGCGGATACCACCAATATTATAGTCGAACCCGGAAATGACCGAACCACATATACGGGCTACGTGATAATTGAATATACAAAAACCAGCTAAGTAAGGAGGAAACAGCGCATGGAGAAAAGCGGATTTTTCAACTCATCGGACGGGGACAGAATCTATGACGCGACGGACTTCGCGGCGTATTTCGGAAGCCTCGTCTCAAACGGCGTATTTTACGCGGCGGCGACCAACCTGCAGGCGACGCCGGGGAGCGGTCTCGCGGTAAGCGTCGCGGCGGGCGGCGCGTGGATTAGCGGTTATCGCTACGAGAACACGGACACCTTAAACCTTGCGCTCACCACGGCGAACGGCAGCAATCCCCGGATTGACCGGGTCGTCGTCCGTTTAAGCAAGGTCAACGCTGGGCCTGCTTGAGGCGATTGAAACTTGCAATGAAATCCCTCTCAACTTTCCAGCAATTATAACCGTCCGAATAAGGCAAGCTCTGGGACGGCTGATCGGGCAGAAAAATGCCGTTCATATCCCACACCAGGTTACTGGTGCTATCCAAAAAATTCGTACCACCTCAGAATGTTTTGCAAAGGAGACTGGTTGCAAACCGGGAGTTAACGATATTGCAGAGGAAATGACCATTCCACTCAACTTTCCAGCAATTATAACCGTCCGAATAAGGCAAGCTCTGGGACGGCTGATCGGGCAGAAAAATGCCGTTCATATCCCACACCAGGTTACTGGTGCTATCCAAAAAATTCGTACCACCTCAGAATGTTTTGCAAAGGAGACTGGTTGCAAACCGGGAGTTAACGATATTGCAGAGGAAATGACCATTCCACCCGCTATTGTCCGTATGCTCCTGAACTATACAAAATCTTTTTATACCCGCTCATTGGATGCCCCTGTTTCCGATGAATCGGACAGTGCCACGTTTGGAGATTTGTTTGTAAAAGATGAACCAACACCTGAAGAACTGGCGGAACACCGGGAGCTTCGAGAGCAGGTACAGGAAGTTTTGGCGACACTGGAACCGGCAGAGGAAAGTGCCATCCGCCTGCGCTTCGGCTTTGTGGGCGGAGAAGTCTACACCGCCGAGGAAACGGCGGAAGAGCTGAAGCTCCCCTTAGACCAGGAACTGCCCTCCTGCATCAAATCCTCCATGGAAATACTGTTGCCATAGCTGTACCGTTTAGCGATAATGGCCAGCAGGGGGAGGTATGATAGCGTCAGTTCTTCCCGAGCCGCCACACCATTGGCAATATCCCGCTTTGCGGCGGCGATATCCTCCAGACGTACCGTGTGCTGCTGAAGCTGCTCTTTTGCTGCGCGGCCATCCCGAATTGCCCAAAGCAAAACCCGCTCCCGATCGGGGGACATTGAACCACACTTGTGATAATCCGGCAGGGGCGCCGCTCTGTTTTTTTCTTCTCTCATAATCTTTCGCGCTCAGGTGTCCTTATGACTGCGGAGTGTGGTTTTCCTTCTGCCGCCGCTCCAGCTCTGCCTTTACCTCCTGCATCCGGCGGCGTTTGCCCAGGAACCAGTATTCAAACCAAAAGAGCGGAAAAAACCATACCACGGCCACAACCATTCCGGCTAATTCTGCTGTGATGGCATAATCTCGGACGTAGGGATAAATAAGCGGATAGAACAGGCGATGCAAGGCGTAGGGATATACCATGGTCATACCGGCCAGAAGCGCAATTGCTACAACAGTAAACGGCTTGATACCCATTCCCAAGAATGTAGTTTCCTGCTGAAGCTTTTCTGCATTGGTGTTCGGCTTTGCAAATTTCTGATTGTTCATAGCGGTAAGTCCTTTCTTAATCATCAACAATATGGATGTACCAATCGTTCAGCACATCATCAAAGATGTACAGCGAATTACTGACGGTGGCATAGAGTTGCCCGCCGGGAGTCCATGAATCAAATACGCACACCGGCACGGTGTATTCCAAGTCATCCGGGTACCAGAGCGGCGTGTAGTGGATACGGTTACCGTAGTAAGAACAGGGGTTTTGCTTGAACATCCAGTTCCGCGCGTCCACCTTCTCCAGCAGCCGGTCATAGGTCTCGTAGCCAAACTCCGGGAACGTGGCCACGGCGTTTTGAATGGGCGTCACGTCGTAATCTGCGACGCCGCTGCTGTGCTTCACCAGTGGTTCCACGCTGACCTCCACTGCATAGCCGGATTTCATGGTGGTCTGGCCGTTGCTCATCTTATAATCTGTCTGGCACCGTTCATCCGGCTTCAGCGAAGAGTCATGGACAACCAACGACGCTTCATAGCTCATATAATAGAAGTACCAGTAGCCGTAAGTGGCCGTAACCTGAATCCAGCGGGCGTACCATTCGCCCCAGGTGGTGGAGAGATTGTTTCCGTAGTCCGGTACCGGGGATAGCTTAAAATCGTCGTTGCGGTCGTAGTAGGTGGGATCTGGCGGCGTCTTTTCCTCCAGCTTCACCACGTTAATATTGAGGGTCACGGGATTGCCTGCGCCGGTGGCCGTGGCGGTGAGCTGCTGCGGCTCGCTGGGCGTGTGCCAACGTATCCAGATCAGCTGCGTTCCTCCTGCGGGGCAGATGAACGATTTTCGGTAGGTTTCACCGCCGATGTTCAGCGTCACATAGGCGTTGTTGTCCGGGTTGATCTCCGACGAAGACGAGATCGGGAAACTGACAATTATATCCGTGCCCGTGCGGAATTCATAATCGTAGGTCGCTGGTGTCACGGGCGGCGTGGCCGTGAAAGTCACAATACCCATGCCCAGGTAGTGGATGATATTTGCATTGGTCTGCTTGCCGGACCTTGCACCTGTCCATTTCTCCAGATGCAATTCCGTGTCGTTCTTCTCCAGAAACATAGACAGTGGCAGATTCTGGTGCGTCAGAGATTTCATCCAAGCACGAAGCTGGCCCTTTGCTAATACGTCGTACTCCGCTGCTTCGGTGGCGGTCATGGCATATTTAGTACCCTTGAACACAAAATACGCGATTGGCTCCAGCAGTAGCTTGTATTGCCCTCCGGTCAGGTCGTCGTAAGGAACGCCGATGCCGCCCGCAATAGACTGAATAACACTCTTATCTGTGAAATATCTCTTTATTGCGTCAATGTTATTGCCTCCCGCGCCGCCCACAATGGTGGGCATTTTTAGGGGAACAACGGTGCTAGTGTATAGGTTAGAGGCCGGGGCTGGTGTCAAAGCTGCTCCATGCAAATAGTTCAGTTTGTTTTTACGAACAAAAGAAGCTTGCACACTTGCTGCCTCGGGTTGGTTGCTCCAGTCCATCTGGTAAACCTTTTGGCCATCTTTCAGCACGGTGATCCGGCACCCGTCCTCGTTATTCCAGTAATTCTGCTTGGTTCCGCTGCCCATACCGCCGCCGTCACCGCTGCTATCGCCGCTATCAATGTTTCCGTCGCCTACGGCCAACACCGGCACAGCCAGCATGGAAAGCGCCATCACCGTTGCCAAAAGACTTGCCAATATTCGTTTTTTCTTCAATATCTTCACTCCTTTGCATAAAAAAGCTCCCTGCGTCCATTGGTACGCAAGGAGTTTTTTTTAATTTAATTTTGTCGGTGCGGAAGATCTCAGCCCATTTCACCAACTTGAATGCCACTCAATTCGTCCGGCATGTCAATGGAATCCGATGCGCCGCCGCTGCTATCTGCAATCCATCCAAAAACGTCGTCATAGACTTGCTTCTGACCATCAACCACGCGCGTGTCACCGTTCTGCGGTGTAGAGCTGCTGGGCTTGGATGGCGTACTCGGCGTAGACGGTGTGCTGGGCTTGGTGGAGCTGTCCGAGGGCTTCGTTGTGGTGTCGGAACTGCCGGTAGACGGTGTGGTAGTCTTTTCATTGGTGCTGGGCGTCGTAGCGGCCTGTTCTCCGTGATAGGCTCCATCCGTGCCGGTGATCTTCCCGCCGCCGCTGCCAATGTTGGCCGTGGGTGCATTGGGTGCGGTTGTGGTGGTATCCAGCTCGCCGGGTTTTGCATCCCAGGTGCGGTCTATGGTCACCGTGCCGTCCTTATCCGTCGTGATCTTAATCCGGTCATTGGCCGGGTTCGTGCTGCCGGAACTGGAAGAACCGGCGGAAGAGTCCGCCGCCTGCGTGTTGTCCGTGTTGACGGTGAAGTGATAATCTTTCGACGTATCCGGCTCGGTGACAGGCAGCGTTGCCGCTTTTGCCTGCTGCTTGCCGGGCAGGTACACACAATTCACATAGTAGATGGAGCTGCATACCACGCCGAAAGCCACCACCGTGGCCGTAATGCCTTTCCAATGTTTTTTAAAGGATTCTTTCATCTGAAATACCTCCTGTCATTTGGTTTTATTTTCCTCTAACGTATCACAATCCATGGGGTTTTGCAACCGTGCGGCCTCCGCTACCGCCTGTTCTTTTTTCAAGCGGCGGAGTTCACGCCGCCGGGTGTTGATCTCTTCTTTGTGCAGCGCATAATATGCGCGCTCGCTGGCTCTAATCCTGGCGTTATTTTCTTTACGGTATTCCCGGTCTTTCGCACGCCGTTCTTCAAGGTTTTTCTTTCGCAGTTCCCGTCTATGCGCATTTACTTCCTCGCGGTGCAATGCAAGATGTTCTTTATTACGAGCGCTGATCTCTTCCCGATGCTCATAATAGTATTTCAGGCTTTTAGCAACACAGCTCTCGCGGTTTTCGGCGTAATGCGCTCTGCTCTTCGCAATGATTACATCACGATGTAATTCGCGGTAAAGCCTATCTTTTGCGCGCATTTCATCAAGATTTCTTTGACGCCGTTCCCGCTCTTTCCGGTTGATTTCATCACGGTTCAAATGACGCTTCTGCAAAATAGAATCTTTGTTTTTCTGGTAGTATTGCTGTGTGCGAAACTTCTTTTTTTGCTCTCGCAGAGCCTGCAACTCTGAGATGGGTTTCATGCTTTTAAGTTCGTCATATGCTTTTGGGGTTATGCGATCCAGAATGCAGTCTTCGTATGGGCAGTGCAAGCAATCCTCATTACATATTGTAT